ATTTGTACAATATTACATGTGACGCTGGTAACAGAATAGGTTTTCTTAAAGCTACACAAAACGTAAACACTGGAGATGTAACGAAGATGGTGTATGGTGGTCCAGAATTATCAACTTTAATCAGTGGATTTGATCTCGAATATATAAAACGTACAGCTATAACACAATCTGGTAATATAGTGTACTTCTACGATACTGGTCAGACAGAGAAGACTGTAGATAATAGATGCATTGGCACACCATTAATATAGCCTAAGTTTACAGCTGGTCAAGGCGGTTAGGCTAATAAGATTGCAGACCTTATCTGGTATAAGTGCTATCAAGGTATAAATGAATATCAAGGTTATTCTATAGACGATTTACTTAAGTAGGTTCTTTATATCAAAGCTGACAATAAGGTGTTAAATGAAAAATACAACTCAATAGAAGGTCTTGTTACATTAGATCCGGCTAACAAGAGAGTTGTTATAGGTAATGTTATTTACCCTACATAGAACCCTAGTGTAGACTATGCTAATATCTATAATGCGTTGTGTAATATGTATATGACAAAAGACGCTGCATTTGTTCAGTAGAATATGCAGCAGTATATATAGTCATCACATAATAGTGTATTATCTAAACTTAACGCACAATATGCATCAGATCCTAATCTTGATAAAGTTGAGCTCCCAAATGGTCTTACGTTTACAAGAGAAGACTTTACTCACGACGGTAAGGGTACAACTGGTCTTGGTTATATGTTGCGCAACGGTTATTTGATGTCGTACGCAGCTAAGTTAGAGCCACCTACAGTATATGTAGACAATGTGGAGCTTGTACAAGATAATCCGGACGAAAGTGCTCAGCAAGTATCTAAAACAGTTGCTAAACAAGATATTCAATAGCAACAAAAGTAGGCTGAAGATACATTTATGTCTTTGTTCTATGAACAAGATTTAAGCGAGTTTGATGGACAGAAAGAAAAACCTTCGTTTGCTAACGCTGTTGATGAGTGGGTTAGAAAAACCACTGGCATTACTCCACAATGGGTTGAAAACGAAAGGTTGTCTGACGTGGCCTACAAAAAGAATAGTGCGGTACTTGCTAAATGTACAGACGCTGTTATCCAAATGTCTAATTCTGTTCCTTACACTATTGGATTCCATGAAGGATTCCATAGAGTATTAGAACTACTTGTAGAGCCATCTATTAGAGAACAGATGTATTCAGCATACAGAAAAGCTCATCCAGAAGCTGCTACAGAAAGAGATATAGCTGAGGGATTGGCTGATTTGTTCGTTGATTATATGCTCGGCACAAAAGACGCTAACGCCATAAAGAAACAAGGCTGGATTAAGAGAAATATAAAGAAGGTAGCTAACAGATTAAGTATCTTATGGCACTATAGAAACAACGCTAAAACGATTCTTACTCTATTCAATGATATTAAGTCTGGAAAATATGCAGATAAACAGGTAAGTAAAGAACAGCAGAATAGATTTAAAAAGTTATTCGGTGAAGACTTGCATTATGAAATAAATGGTCGCAAATTCGATCATATAGGCTCTGCTGCTGAGAAAGAACATATGGCTAGAGCACTTGGATATATTATAGTAAAATCTGCCAAAGATGCTACTGATATATATAATGCCGTTAATGACGATTCGTTTTTGCCTATTAAATATATTAATAAAAGTGTTATCGATAGCCTTACTGGAGAAGGAAATGAAAATCCTACATTTGCTCAACGTGCATTTAGTGAGGTGTTCTATACCGAAATAAACACAAATGATCAGCGTAGGGTTAATTATCCTAATTTTATGGCTATAGCGCCAGAGATTAAGAAATATCTTACAGAGATAATGGATGCTTACGATGGAAAATACGACCATGATGACGATTCTGAGACAAGCGACCAGGAAGAGAATGATTATGGAAAGTCTATCGAAAGATACGATAAATCTGCATTTGAGTTCAATAAGCTTGATTCTGTAAGTAAACCAGTGAAGATGTTCTTTGCTACAATACCTTACTACAAGTTTAATGATAATGGTAAACTTACACTTGATACATCTAAGAACATATATGGTATTCCTACATTTATGCCTATTAAGTAGGTATTTAATGTAATCGTTAGCAAATTACATGATGTTAAAACACCTTTGGACTTATTAAATAGACTGCAAGAGCTATCTACATAGAACCCTATGTATATGGCAATCTATTAGAAGTATAATGATCTATACAATTCTATCTATACATTCAACGACGATAATTAGCTTGAAAAGATAGACTTCGATAAAGAAGCGTTTATGATACAAATCTTTACAGCTATCAAGGGTCATGAGCATAACTTTGTTATTGGTAGGTCTATCCGCAATAAGAATGGAGGCGTAGAAGTAAAAATATCTGATGCAAACTTCGATAGGGACGCAAGAATGTACCCTAAGCTTTGGAACTCATTTTTATCTTCTGGTCAATCTGGCTTATTGTAGAGATCTGTTGGGCAGAATGGATAGTTGCTTCTTTCTACAAAGTACAACACAAAGAATACTTAGGTAGATATGCCTACAACTGTAACAAGAAATGCATTTAGATTTATATCTCAATTCTTCTCTGATTTGCAGTCGTAGATACTGAATGATTCTGCTAGCGAATTTAAGATAAATGGAAGAATTAGAAGTGCAGCGTCTAATAGTGATATCGAGATACTTAAGGATGATATATGTAAAGAATTTAATATGCTTGGCATAAACTTTACCAAAGAAATGCTCGACCATATGCTGTCTACAAAGTATAATGGTGTTGGTAGAGAGGCTCTTAAGAAATGGATTACATCAACAGGCGTGTCTAACATTAACAGTTTTATTGATGCTGTAGGTAAGGTTGTACAAACTAATGGTTATACAACATAGAAGGCTATAGACTAGATATTTAAGACTGGTTTTGTTAGCGAATTAGGTAACTGGGCTGGAGCTTACATGAAGATTACTACAGATAAAATGTCTAATGGTATGGATGGCACTAAACTGTATAACGAATCATAGAACAACAGTATTAGCAATACTACAGAGAATATTAATAGCCACGATAAGAATAATATGGTAGTAAGGACTATTTTATAGTCTAGCTATAACATTATGAATAATAATGGTGTAAATATGGGTTCAATTGTCGCAAAACAATTACAGAACGGAGAAGATTTCAATATTAGTATTTACACTCCTATTGGCTTTAAGTCTGATAACCGCGGTGACAATGGTTCTAAATATAGCAATCTTGCTGAAGCTGAAGATTATATCAATAAGTTCGCAATGCTTTAGAACGGATACTGTATATTTCCAACACTTGCCGACAAAGGTACATATATGGTTCTTGGTGGTATAAATATCCCAGGAATGGAGTTTGGATAGTCAGATAATGGTGCTTATACTGTATCTGGTGCTCCGAAGATAGTATTCTTAGATAGCACGCACTATTACTTACAGCCTAATCAATCTGTATTAAACTAGTTTATCGACTATGCTTATACAGAGCGTGAAGCTATACTTGATTGTAGAGAGCAACTTGGCTTACCTGTAGATAATCCTAAAGGTTTACCTATACTTAATGATGAAGATAAGATAATGAATTATCACATCGGTAAGAAAGGAAAATAGCCTGGTGGTATTCAGTTTAAATCACTTACAACACTTAGAGTGTATGAAGATGGATAGATTAAACGTTACGAAATAAGCAAGATGTCTCCTGATGAATAGCTTAAAACTCTTAATGAGCAATTCTTCGACAAATCTAGAGAAGAGCAAGAACAGATAATGTCGTTAACTCTTTAGGAACAATATGAGAACGAAGTAGATAAAGCTGTTAGTCTTGGTATTGTCTCAAAGGACGAAAAGCTTGGTTATCTTGGGCTTAATAATATTAACCTTAATTAGAGCCAAATAGATGCCGTAGAACGCACTTTGTACGCTCAGATGTATAAAGATCTCACAGAGAAAGGAATAACGCCTAATACGCAAAATTTGCAGCGTACAGCACATAGTATGGCTATTACTGCTATCTTGCAAGATGCAACGAATAGAGCTATTATTTCATCTGAGGAAAGCTTGAGATTATACATCGGTAATCCTGGATTCTTTAAGAATGTAGAAGATATCCAAAAACGTATCGGTGGTCTTGTATCTACTGGTGATGACAACGTTACATCTTTACCAAATTATGACGGATCAGATGGTGAGCTTTATAGATGCGCTGAAATATCAGACTATGAGGTAGCTTCAAATGCTGATATTATGAGCGAACTTCAAGAGAAAATGCGTGATGGTGAGCTTAGAGAAATTTATGGAAACCGTTACGGATTTAAAGGTGTTGACGATTTAGATATCGGTGCAGTAAGAGCTAGACTTGTAGATGACTTTGGTGAAGATGCTGTTAAGAAAATAGAAACAAGAGCTAATAATTTCTATGAAGCTTATACAGGCGGCATAAATGTAGCTGATGGTGCTTCGTATATTACCGCTGATATGTGCAAGAGAATGCTTAGAGCCAGAGGAGCGTTGACAAACGATGTAGCTAAGGCTATTAACATTCTCGAAAGCTCTAATAAATACTCTTGGATGGATCAGAAAGACGCATATAAACTCATTTATGACAAAGTAAATCTTGTTACTACTAAATATACTGCATATGGATTTAGAGACCATACAACAAACGGCAAGAAAGTTTCCAACTTATCTGTACCATATTATAATAAGTTTGCGTTGTTCCCTATATTTGATTGTATAGCTACCGGTAAACTTAAGAATGTGTACGATAAGATGAAAGAAAATAAAGTTGACAATCTTCTTATGACATCTGCTGTAAAAGTTGGTCTGCAAGGGCATTCTGAGTTCGATGGCGAGACTATTAGCAAGCCGCTGAATGTTTATACACAGAGACTCTCTGCGCTTCGTAGACAGCTTAATACAGACCCAGAAGAGGGCGAAGTTGTAGCAGCCGGTACGCAGATGATTAAGGTTTGTTTATCTAGTTTGCGACTTGATAGAACGTATGGCGATATGACTGGAGAATAGCTTAGAGATAAGCTTATGGGGTCTATTAATAAGCTTTCTAAACTTGGTGTAGATAAGTTTAAAGACAGATTCTATTCTAATGGTATTATAGACCAAAAGAAGCTTAGCGAATATCTTATAGAACAACTTGGTACAAGAAATGCTAATAAGAATCTTATAGACGCTCTTACATATAATTCACAGACTGGCTCAATGAATGCACCTATTGCATCTACTACTGATGCTAGCTGGATGGAGTCTATGCTTATATCTGCGGCTAATAAGGATATTATTGACATTATGACTCCTGGTAGTTCGTTTATTTAGAGATCGGTATTTGCTATCGAAGGAAAGAATGGAGAAGGCAGTATACAAGGATAGGAGGTCTATAATGGTAAAAGTTTATAGATGATAAACGAAGAGGGCTCTATGGATGCTGTAATATCTATTGATTATTTCTAGGATATACTTCCAAAGAACTTGTCTTACAATGAAGCTAGACAATGGCTTTTAGATCACAATATAATTGGAGAAAAGGCTACGTCTAATACTATTGGCTATCGTATTCCTACACAGGCTCAGTCATCTATACATGCTTTACGTTTTGTAGATGTTGTACCTGCTGTTAAATCTACAGTAATACTTCCAACTGAGTTTACCAAGATAACTGGTTCGGATAAACTATATCAATGTTCGAACCAGTATAATATAAAAAACTCCTTTAATTGCTGGGAACTCCATATCAAGTGGACAATCAGCAGCCAAGCCCTATTTGGGAAGGTTCAACGACTATCGAAATCATAGTATAAGAGAAACACTTATATGAAGAAGAGAGTAGAGTACACGAAAGTGGAAATGGGGAGCTTTTAGTACATGGTAATAGTGTACTAATTGAAGATATAGTCTGATCTCATTGGTAACAATGAGTTAACAAAAATGTTTGATATAGATCACCTTTATTTAGCACGTTACAATGTTAATAAGGATGGCAAATATGAATTTGACCCAGAAAGCGCAGAAGGATTGTAGAATAGCATTATAGAGAGTATTCTTACAGTACTTAAGGATAAAAAATCACTTAACATCTTGTATAAGTCTATTGATAATGATACTGAACTTGTAACAAGTATAGCTGACGAAATTCCAGAACAGGGTAATACAAAGAGTGTAGCATACAACTTTGGCACATTACACGAATAGGTTACTCGTAAGAACGACTACATTACAGGTAAGACTGGTATTGGTCCATTTGCATTGAATGTAACAAACCATATTCTTACAACATTGTATGGTGTTAAATTTAAAGAGTCTAGCTTTACAGATATAACAGGCATTACTGGTTTTGATTAGATTCTAGACGAAGATAACAATTAGATTTCATCTTGGCTGTCAGCGTTTATTAATGCACACGTAGATATTGTGAAAGATCCATATATTTCTAAGCTTAATGTAAATGGGTTTACATATAATATGATTAACTTACTTGCTAGAAACGGTAAAGGAAAACAAGGACTTTACTTCTTGTGCTAGCCTATAATTAGAGAGATGGCTAAAGCCGATATAGATGCTAAATCTCAGTTTACTAGAGATCCTAAAATATTTAGATCAGCGTTTGAAATGAGAGATAAGAGGCTTGCTGAAATATTTCCTAGTGTTACCGGTAAGACAATAGATGATTAGTATATTAAAGACGCTACAGAACCAAATAAATCTAAAGGCGAACCAGCTAGAAGAGCAGAGATAGTAAATTCTGTACTCAATAATATTGATATGCTTTAGAAGATTGCTAAGAATCCAGACTTAGTCTATGCTTAGACTGAAGAAGGAGAAAATGCTAGAGCCTTTTAGGTTAGATGTTACATAGCCTGGAAGTGTCTCGAGAAGTATTCTAATGCATTAAATAGTTTGGTACAGTATACTAAGATCGATACTCGTAAACAAGGTAAGAACTTCCTTGAAATGTAGGCTTATCTTAGAGGCTATGAGAATCTTACAAACCCAGAAACTGATTAGCTGTTTGATATGGATTCTATCAACAATCTTATACAGGGTACTTGGATTGAGCAGAAAACAAGAGACGCTATTCAAGAGCCTATGAGAGTTATGGCTGGACAATCATTCTAGGGTACACCTTAGTTTATGGAGCAACTTATCAATTTATCCGATGACTTTAAGTACAAGACAAACGATAGAGAATCAGATTTACTTAGAAATGCTAAGACTATGAAGAAAATATCGTAGGCTGCTAGTAGTTAGATTAAGGCTAGATATGCTGTTAGATTAGCTAAATCTTTAGGTATCGATGTTAAAGGTTTATTCGATGGTAATGCTACAATATTTGATAGACTTAACTCTATATAGGCTTGTATACAGAGAGATGCATATGGCCTTGGTAGACTGAAAGATAACTATCTGCTGTCTCATCTTGCTCCATATATTTAGGATTAGGAAGTATTTGTAGCTGGTAAGCTTACAAGTAAACCTAAATTTATTAGTGTTATCAACAGTATGGATGAGAGCAAAATGTCTTCTGACATGTTCATAGAGTCTTGGGAAGAACTTCTTAATGACCAGCAACCAAATGTTAGAAGATTTGCAAATGATCTTATATTGTATGCAATGCTTACATCTGGTGATACAAAGGGCTTTAACAAAATAGCTAAATACGTTCCTATGAGTTGGCTTGAAGCTAGACATGATGAGAGTACCGTACCATTCTCTGATTATATTAGAGAGCAACTTGAAGCTCCGGAAATTGATCACGATCTTATAGCTTAGAACAACTATATGGATAGTGATTTAGTGAGCAGAGCTACATTTAAAGATTATTATTACGCTTTCAATGCTTAGTACTCTCCTGCTGTAATAATTAGCAAGGATTCTCATGAACACGACGCTTTGTATATATCAGTGCGAAATGATGGAGCAGTATATAGCGATCCAACGTCATACACATTGTATAAAAAGGTTGGAGAAGCTATGATTAATGGATCCAAACGTGCCGTATATGCGTTATTACCTAAGAGTGGATGGTCTGATAGAGATGGTCTCAATATCTACGAAGCTGGTGATATTAACCTAAACATAAATGGAATTCCTATGAGTCAAGAAGTTATTGAAAACCAACTTAATAAGCTCATGGCTTATCTTAGCCAAATGAAACCAAATATTACTGACGAGCAGCGTAATAACTGGATGACATGGTTTAACCAGATGTATTACAATGCTAATTCAGAATATCCTACAATATCTCAAGCTGTAGAACAATAGAGCGCATAGAATACTGTTGATAGAGTAAAACTTGATGGCAAGAGTCCTTCTGGATAGACTGTATATATAAGCAAATAGTTATTCTATAAAGATTAGCCTCAACAACACCCAAATGTACAGTACGTATTCACAGATAATGCTTAGGCCTATGCTAAGGCGCAAGGCTTACCTATGCAAGGTTTCGCTAATTAGAATCCAGTATTAAATGTAAGTTCTGGTGCCACTGGTACAAATCAAGCTTGCATTAGAACTGGTAGCGATGGAAAGATTACACCTAATGCGTTTGGTCTTGTAGTAAAGGTTAATCAGCAAGACGCTTCTGGTAAATGGTTGTCAAAAGATGGCTGCTTCCAGGATAACCAAGGTGATATAATGGCATTTAAATCATGGGTTAACCATATGTTTGCAAGAATAGATAATAGAAAACCAATTGTATTCCCATCTGCTATAGCTCTTGGTAAAGCAGCATTACCTAGAGAGGCTGCCGAATGGCTTGGTTTACAATTACTTTCTAGATTTAACATAAAATCAACAGTTTAGGAAAATACAAGAGCTGGTTATACTGGCTACGGATTGTCTATAGAGGGCGTTGTAGATGATAATTACGCTAATACGCTAATTAAAGAAGAACAGCAGAAGCAGGCTTTAGCATAGATTAATCTTACTAAAGAAGATATAGAAGAAGCTGAAAGAATTAGAAAACATTGCAAAGGAGGTAAATAATGAAAGAAATATGTCCTAATTTACATAATAAACAAGTAGCCAAGGAATTTGGCGAATTAAAAGATTTGTTCGGCGAGGATACTGCGTATTTACTCTGGAGCAAAAATAATGGATATAGTATAGATAAGGCGCCAAATGGCGCCGACTCTATATTATTTGGAGAGTTGTTGAATGTTACTAATGGAGATAGAACATAGGCCCTTATATTAAAAGCTAAAGTTTATTCAAATGAATTCTTTGATTGGTTTGGCGACTGGACTTCTGAAGATAAAGAAAATGTATCTAAAGTTGTAGACAAGAATGGAGAGCCATAGGTTACATATCATACAGTAAGTCCAAGCTATAATCCAGATTTCAAGAAGTTTGACACAAATATAGAGGGCTTTAAAACTGCTATATATCATACAGATAATATAGAAATGTCCTTGTCATATAATAAAGATAAAGCAGAGAATTATGAAGAAATAAAAAACTATGATATAAGTATATATAACAGATACAAAGAAATAGCTAATAAAGAAATACTTGAATAGTTAAATGATATTAATAAAGATGATTTTTTAGATGAACGTAATTATGATTGGTTCCTAAAAAAGAAAGAAGAATTTTTATACTATATTAAAAACAAAAAACTCGGTAACGCTGAATATATTCTTAATTCTTTTCGTGGTTTACTAAAGGAAAATAAAGAAACATTTGTTCTTGTTGGTGATCCATTTAGTGATGAAGAACCGAATTTTAATACTTTTTATAAAACTAAGTTAGATGACTTAGAGTATAGCTTTCATACTTTATATGACGCAGAGAGGGATAATAACCCTTATGATATAGAAAGAAAATTACAAAACAAAACATTTAATTATACTAAAATAGATTTTCTTAATATAAAGAATCCAAAAATAATTGATGCTAAAGGAAATAATTGGAACCACATTCCTGTTGAAAATGATAAAATTTTATCAACTAGAGATTTAGAAAGGGCGTACATTACAACCGATTATTCTGATGCAGAAATAGCAGATTCTAGAGCAGAGTTTTATATTAGATATAAAAATAAAGATTTTTCTAAATTTAATCTATATGGCGCCACTATTAGTATAAATAAAAATGGAGATGCTAATTTTTATACAAGAGATAACGTCGTTACAATAAAAGGATATTTAGACTTAGATATAAATTAGATAAAATAGGAATATTAGAAAAATAATATACACTTTTATAATACGGATTTTCATCGCGATGGAATTATTATTAATAATGTTACTGATTATGGATCTCCTATTGGAGAGCTGTTGCCGCATACAGTATATGAATGTATAGATAATTCATAGGTAAAATCTGTATTTAATAATGGACAGTTTGCTAATCCAGATGATATGTACGCATCTCCTCAAGGAAAATTGAATATGGGTGCATCTTCTAGATTGTCCAATATTCCCAGCAAAGGAGACATATCTATATTGTAGCAGTATTTAAAATCTCATAAAAGCGGCATATCTAGTACAGCTTTAAAGCTCGTTATGGCTGCCGTAAATAGGTATTTCAATGATAAATAGACTGGAATTACGTACGAAATAGTAGATAACCTTCCAGGTGGAGAAGCAGCGCATTATGATAGAGCTAGCAAGGTTATTCGTATAAATAAGAACGCTAACTTTAGAAACGAAAGCTAGTCACAAACGCCAGAGATACAAACCATTGTACACGAGATGCTTCATGCTGTTACAGAACACGCTATTAGTAATGATTCAAGGATAAGAAAGTCTTTTATAGATCTACTTAATAAAACCAAGAAAGCGCTTGGAGAAGAAGCTAAAGATTATGGTTTATCTAATGTGTACGAATTTATCGCAGAGCTTAGTAATGCGTAGTTTGTAGAGAAACTTAAATCTATACAATATACTCGCAAACAAACACTGTTTGAAAAGATTAAACAAGCTATAAAGAAAATATATTCTTAGATTTTTGCAAGTTACAAAGACTTTATTGGTTCAGACAATGTGTACGAAGCTGCTGTTAACGATTTATTTGCAGTAATGTCTCATAATGAACAAAATGAGGATAATGTTACAGATAATGAAGTTAATGACAGATTAGCCTCAATACAGGCATCTGAAGACAAGGTTAATCAAATACATCATAGAATAACTGAGCTTTTCCAGGGATTGTACAAAGATTATAAAAAATAGCTTAATAAGGGCGCTAATAGACAGCGTAGAGAAGACTAGGTATGGTCTACAATATAGGAACTTAAGTCACAAGAAAAGAAAGAGTCTTCAAGAATAGCTATACAATCCGCTTTAAAGACCATTGGTGTATTTGCGCGCGATCCTATTGACAATACTATTTTACAGGCTCGTAGAGATACTATCTTAGGCTTCTTGTAGGAATGTTAGAAGAATAATTTCGATAGTCTTACAGCTGAACAAATACACGATATGAAGTCTAATATTATAGACTTCTACAACGATCTTGTCAAAACGTTGTCTGACAACTAGATGGATCTCGATGCTAGAGACCAAGCTGATGTCGATACGCTTAATGCTACAGTAAGATAGATTAATCAATTATGGAAAGATGCTGCACAAATTGTAGCAGATAAGATAGTTGACGAAAATGTAGATAAATACATCAACGAGTCTGAAGAAGAGAAAAACAAAATAAAGACTGTAGCTAAAGATTGGCTCCATAAGAATGATATGTACGGAGACGAATCTAAACTTACATTATTCTTTAATTATTCTAGATAGAACAGCCCAATTATTCGTCAAGCGTTCTAGATGATACAAGACGCTGATCAATAGACTAGAAAAGAATCTCTTCCCGTTATGTAGTAGATATCAAAAGCTTTTGATAAAGCTAATTCTATTATAGATGACCTCACTCCCGGAAACTGGTAGACAATGTTGATGGAGAGATATACAGATGGTCCTAAGAAAGGAGAGTTTACAGGCTTGTTTAGATCTGCTGTTAATAGGGGTCAGTTTAAACAAGACCAGGAAAACTTCAAAGAGAAGCTTAATAAAGAATGGCAAGACAAATATGGCTACTTCTATTATAAGGATCCAATCACTGGAGAGACTTTAAGAAGCGATACAGAATCATCTGTAGAAGAAGAACAGTGGATTGGAGACTAGGAGCCAAACTATGTAACATATCAAAGAAAGTACGAAGAATGGTTATGTGATCACGCACACAGAAGATATTCTAAGACATACTTTATGGAACGTCTTAGTAAACCTTATGATCCAAAGACTAGAACTGGTCACGGCTTGTCTCCAAGAACACTTTCTAGATAGCAATATATACAAGATCAGCTTAACTATTTATTATAGAAATGTTCAGATAAGTAGACTGGCTTATCTTATCCAGAAAAACTTAATCCGCATGATTATCAGAAACTGTAGATGTGGAAGGATTCTTTACAAGATATAGGTAATCCGTTTGATCAAGAAGGTAATCTTAAAGAAGGTGATGAGTTGCAAACCGCTCTTGAGATACAGTCTTGGAATAACTGGTTAGCTAAACAAACAGACTATTCTACAGATTTTGATGAGTTTGATAAAGAATACCAGAATATAGTAGATTAGATTAAAGCTGGAGAAAAGACTACACAGGATCTGTATAAGTTTATTGATGCCAATTCAGAATATGGTATAAACCCAGAATATCTCGAATATGTCTTTGGTAAAAATAAGTCTGCTAAAGAAAGTCTGTAGAGAATGTTCTAGAACTCAATGAAGAGGCTCATTAAAACAAAGAATGGCTTCGTTAAAGATTTTAGTAATGTAATCTTCTCTGAACAGTCTGATGGTACAGTAAAGATACCAGATATGTGGTTCTATTCAAGATCCGCTGATATTAAAAATAATGAAGAGAATAATGCTACTGGTATAGACCCAGAAGAATTTAGAGATGCTTTTGATATTAGAGAGGTTCCTTATACAGACCCATCTGGAATGCAATTAGCTAAAGATGGCGTAACAAAATTTGATCCACGCAACAATCCAAATGGCGTAGAACCTATGTCTTGGTTTGAGTATATACTTAAACAATATACAGATGCTGCTCTTGATGGCAGAATGCCTAGGTATGTATCTCTTGATGGTAAAATAGCAATAGATTTCTCTACACTTGGTGGTAATAGATAGTCAGTAGAGAGATGGATAGCTGAGAACATTCTTATGTATACAAAGACATGGGAAGGTAAGGATGGTTCCATGAAATCAAAGCAAGTACCTCTTACAATATTCTCTCAGATAATTCCAAAGAGGGCTACATTTGGCAATAATTAGCCTACATCTAGGTATATACCTAAAGGTCGTTTTACAACAAAGAAAGGATCATCTACATCTTCTATATACGACGATAAGTTCTATGATGGTGACAGAAGTGGATTGTAGCCAGACTTTGATAAGTATGGAGATAAGGACTTTGTTAAGTTTATATAGAAGGGTGATGCTAGAGCTTAGTATTACAATCTTCTTGTACAAACTATGGAATAGCAATGGGATAAGCTTGGACTAGATCCATCGTACAATAGATTTAAACTTCCGTAGATTGAGGGAACTTCTGACATGAAAAGATCTAGAGCGTTAAGTAGTCCTAGTAAGTTCGTTAAAAACAAACTTCAAAACGCAACTGGCGCTACATCTGATGATACAAGTATGCGAGACGAGGGTGATTTCGTACAGCGTAATGGTAAATGGGTTCTCAAAACTGCTCCAACACGTTTTATAAACGAAATGGAAGATCCTTCTATGATTAGTTCAGATTTAGCTTATACTGTTGGTATGTTTGTAAATATGGCTAACAACTTTGTAAACAAATCTAAAGTACAAGCTAAACTTGAGACATTGGGTTATAACTTGTCTGATGAAACAAGAGATTCCGAACACCAAGGAACTGGCACTAGACAGCAAGAGCGATATGCCAAAATGCTGAAACAATTGTTTTATGAGTCTAGAGAAACGAACGATAATCCTGGAGAAAAGCCTTCAAAGAAAGCTATTGTAGCAGCAAAGTTTGTAAATAAGACAAGAGGCGTTTCTGCTTATCTTATGCTTGCCGCAAACGTTCCATCAATGTTTGTAGGTGTGTGGGACTCTTTCACATAGATGCCAGCATAGGCTGCTAGAAATGATCAATTTGGCTTCAGAGACCTTATGAAAGCATATCTTTATACAGGATTTAATCTTATGAAGGCTTTGGCTAACATTGGTAATCCTATAGCAAATTGTAAAGCTGTAGCTATGATGTAGAAAGATGGTCTAGTTAGAACGAACGATGAGACATTTAAAGATACTTATCGTAACAGAATTACAAAAGCTTTAAAGCAATCTGCTACAGGTGGTTATACTGTGGGTGATTATATGATGAACATGCTTGCGCAAAGAGCTACATATAATGCAAAGAAATACTATCCAGGAAACTCTATTGTTAAAGAAGGTTTTTATACAAAGACGGAATTTGATAGACTGATGGTCAATAGCGGTCTTACATAGAAAGAGATTAATAGAGATTGGAAAGACAATCACGGGGAATCTATGTGGGACGCATACTATTTTGATCATGGTATAGCCAAAATAAAGCCGCCATATGACAACATTTAGGTTTAGGACAGTAAATTATCTGCTACTATATAGCAAACTATGGCATTACTTAATGGTAACTCACCAAAGAATGACCAGTCAGCCGTTAGTAACAATGTCTTACATAAGTTCTTTTTCTTAATGCGTAATTTCTTTATACGTAGAGCAGAACATTGGTTTGCTGGATATACTTCAGATAATGTTGTAAGAGAGATTGAATAGGTCAAAGAGACCGTATAGAGAGGTGGTACTACAACTATTAAAACTAAAACCGTCCGTAAGCCCTTAACAAATGAGTAGAAAGCATAGAGATGTATGTATGATTATAGTACAGGCGAAGCTAATCCTGCCGTATTAGTAAATCTTATGAGAGGAGCGCATACTCAACTCAAATGGTTTAATCAATAGATGTTTAATCGTCAAGCTACTATTGTTAATCCAGTTAAGTTTAATAAAAACGAAGTAAAATCTCTCAAAGAATTTTTAACATGGGGTCTTTGTCTTGCATTGCTTTCTGTAGGATGGATGGCATTCCATAGATACGTGTAGGATGACACAAAAGATCTTAAACCTAAGACATATGAAGACTCATTACCTACAATAAAGAACTTTATAGACTAGAAGGTTTATCTTAGGCTTATAGATCAATGTATGTTTAGAACCATTGACTCGCAATTCTAGTTATATAATGTCTATTAGTTTGTAGATATGGTTAAATCTGCTACAACTGTAACATCTGCTGTAGAAAAATTTACAGAAATACCTACGGCTATTGCTGATGCTGCTGGATTAACAGGAAACAACCCAGCTGACATTATTAAGTCTGACTCGAAGTACAAATATTTCCCACGCTGGCAAAGATCGCTAATGACCGCTTCTGGTGTCTTAAATAATATACAAACATGGGGATCTAGTAGAGGTAATGATAAAGTTGGTAGATGGTACTTTGATAACACCGTAACTGGCACTGTGTTTAAAATGGGTGGATACACGTGGAAAGATAGCGAACAGAAGAAGCATAGTTCAGGCAATACGTTTAAAATGGCACCAATGTAGCCGATGCCAAAAATGACTCCAATGGCACCAATGCCTGGATTTTAAACGCGTACTAAGACATTTCACATAAACTAATCCAAACAAAATAGGGGAGCAATACCGATAAGGTACTGTTCCCCTTTGTTGTTATATAAGGTTTTCTAAAAAGAGTGGAGCCTCGTCTGCTAACGGCATAGCGTAATCCGTTTCTACAGACAAGGTGTTATTACATAACAATAATCTTCCTATATCTGAAGTAAGACCCCAAAACTGCAAAATTCGAGCCCTTTCTTCTAGCGTTGGAGAGATTACTCCATCTTTCATCTTATATGCTGATGGCGTCATACTAAACTTATACACCATGTATGGCATATTGTTGCACCGTTTAGTATAAACGCCTTTTAAACTAGGTGATTTAACAAAACGTCGTGCTCTATCTATAGACAAAGCATTCCGTACATCGTCGTTAACAACGAAGTAGATGCTACGATAATCCCCTGGATTGTCAGGGTCATATGTATAGATATCTACAAACCCTGATTTTTCAGAGAAGTCATCTAGCTTAATATCGTTCATAATCAAAGGCATTACTACCTTTGCAAATTTACTCATAGGTTCAAGGTTTCACTACCGTCTCCAGTATAGTAATCAAAGCTATGGTCCCATTTATCTGTTCCCAAATGCCATAAATACACAGCCATAAAATCATGTATTGTTACACCTCTAGAAGTAACTTGAGGTGTAGTCAATCTGAACACTCTTATTTCATTGCTACCTGTTGTATCAATAGCTATGATATAGAATTCGAATCTCCACTTATCGATTTCACCGTTGCTCAATTCTAATACATTAGTTAGATACCAATATACTGCTTCCTGATAAAAGCACAATTGCCTACAGTAATCAAATTCTTTCATACTGTCTTCAAAGTGCCATAACTTAGCTGTAGTTTTGATATCCATAATTGTACACGTTCTTGCGTCAAAGTTAAATGTACAACTATCAAGTAATGATTTACATGCGATAGAGACATATGCTCCATGATTTAATTCGTCTGTAATCCAATAATCCCAGTTTATCTGGAACTCATGGTATACGTGTATATTGCCATGATCACCAGCTCTTCGTATTAGTTGTCTTGCTAACTTATGTTCTCCAACATTATGTTGAATCTTCATAAGCTGGTCTAAGTCATACTGAGATATAAGTATTTTCTTAGACTTAATAACTTCGATATAATCCTTATACTCTACGCTTATTTTAAGCGCTTCTGAGAGGATTTTATCTTCACTCTTTCCAACTATACTATAAGACTTGCGATAGGCCTCTGAGAGCTGTTTGTTTAGCTCTATTTCAACGGTATTTATTAAGTTTTCACAGAACTTTTGTGCTTGTGCACTTTTAGGCTTATCACCATCGAACAGAACGTAATCATCCCAGAATTTATCTGGTTGAAGTAGGAACTCGTGTATCATTGTTCCTTTGCGTAACTGCGGCAAATCTAAGCCTTTCTCTTTACCATCCAGCATATTACGAAAATAGGCCGGTCCTTTATTCAAGAACCAGCCTATCGCACTATTACTAATGCGCGTATTATCTTCGTAGTATGGAATGTCGTATTCCGGTATTTTGTACTCTGGTGTAATCATTAGCATCCTGCACAACAACAATCACAACAAATGTCATCTGAAGCTGCTTTCTTCTTAACATTCTTCAGACAATTACTTTTACAAGAACGAGCATGAGGCTTTATAGCACCTTTTGAAGAAAGGTTCATATCCTCAAACAACTCTTCGAATGTCGTAGTAGGATAATTGTTAGCTTCCTTTACGAAAGACACAATGTTATCAAAACTACATACCTCGAAGTTATCCTTAATAAAGTCAGTTAAAGACTTCACTTCCTTCTTGTCGTTAAGCTTATCGTTCAATACCTCCATTATAAGAGATGGAGACATCTCGTCAAACTCACGCCAATAACGAATACGAGAACAACGATCTATCAGATACTCTGATATTTCACTATCGTCATTACAGGTAAACAAAATCATATGCTTACCCTTGGTATCAGAACCATCTAATACCTGTAACAAGAAAGAATCGTCGTAATCTGCAAGTACTTTGTCAAGCTCGTCAAATAAGAAGCAAACACTTGTATCACCGAACTTCTCTACAAGATTTCGAAGAATGTGTGGACGTATATTTTTGTCTATATTCACAATTGGAAGACCGCTCTTATTGGCAATCATCTTAGCCATTACTGTCTTTCCTGATCCTTTCAATCCTGCAAGCATTACACCAGTAAATCCACCTTCAGACAGATTGTAACTATTAATAACTTTGTCCATGAAACGCTCGTCACGTTGTGTACAATATACCTTAGAAGGTAAAGATAATTTACCAGACTCTTCAAGTGTTATGGCATCCGTAAAACGATCTACAATAATATTATAAACCATTCCTGGAGTTAAATCACACTCAAGACCTTCTGTGTTGAACTTAAAGTTTACACTCTTACCTACTTTCAAAAATTTCTTTTCCATATTTACTGATATTATAATACTCAAATATTGGTTTTTATCTCTTCTATCATCTCGTCTACCTGTTTATGGTTACGTACGAGATAACATTTCATTTTACTTCGATGTCGTTTAAGATAATGCTTAAACAGTTTCCATCTAATAGGGAATGAATCTCCCATAAGGCCTTTACATTCTACTACAAACCCATTTCCTATGAAGTCAGGTAGATATGTTAGAGGCCTTATTTTTTCGCCTAAATACTCGAATTTATCCAGTAATACGAAATGCTTTGGCTCATATTTAACTGGTATTCCAGCTTTCATAAAAGCTTCATAAGTATAGCATTCGAGTTTACTCCTAAAATGGAGACCATACTTATCGACCTTAGTCGCATTTCGTACTCTGCCTTTAGATTTCTTGCCTATCATAATAAAAATTCTTTCCCCTTATCTTGGATACAGAAGTTCTATTAAAATAGACAATTTCGCCGTCAGTTACTTTTTGTTCACCTCCATGGTGGACACACGCGCATATACATCCATCTTCACTATAACTATCCCAGACAGTCATCTGCAATTTGTTTGGAAGATAAATACGCATAAATCCACCTTTGTCAAGATGAATTTTCTTAGCCAGCTTCTTTGTAAGCCATTTATGCAATAGAGGAGACATTACTGCACCTCCCAGCACACCTAATAGGCATCCTATTACTACATCAATCATATTTCTGTAACGTTTTTGTTAACCAGTCTTTCATGGTGCTAAATCCGTTGTCACGAACAGCATCTGATAGATCTTTGGCTTTAAATTTCTTATTAATGAAAAAAGCATCTATTTTGTATTGCTTACTATATTGTCTAGCCTTAAGCATACCCGTTTGATCTCTATCATACAGTATAACTATATGTTTCCATTTGGAGCGTAGAGACCTGAGTATGTCTTCAGGTATAAACACTGTCTCACTAGCAGCAGCTATTGCATTAAAACCCATCTCGTAGCAACACATCACATCTTTCAGTGATTTTGTTATTATGAGTAGGTCGCCCCCTTCCTTAGGCAATTCGGATAATCCCTGTACGTGCCGATTCGTCAGATTGGTACGCCATTTAGTAAACTTGGAAGCAAGTGGACGATAAATCTTAAACTTATCATACACTTTATATGCATACATAGGACTATTTTCTTTGTAGATACTTCGGACGATACTATTACAAAGAAAGTATTTAATGCTGAATACATTGAACTTTTTTAAGGTATCAATATGTATTCCAAACTGTTTCCAGTATTGTTTGTCTACATTGGTAAACGGCTGTCGAACTATTCCGATATCGGTATCTCCTTTCGGTTTATCGTACGTATTTGTCCTTATAGTTTCATTAGGATTTATTCTGCGTACGATTCTCAATAATTCTCGTTCAAGTTCTTCTCTAGTCGTTATACCTTTGTATTTTTTTAGGAACTTTAGAGCATTTCCATACTCTCCGGTTCCAAGATCTTTCCACAATAATCCTCCTGTTTTAGAATGAAATATTCCAAATGAAGGATTCTTATCTCCAGGCCTTAAAGGACTATTCATAAGCTTTCCAACTTTAAATAGTCCTATACAATACGTATAGATGTCTAAATCATTTACTTTGTCCAAGATGTCTTTCAAGGGCATAGTAATTGCTGTTCTAGTACTATACATAACTTATAAGTTAGTGGATTGTAGCGGAATCGAACCGCTATTATAAGGCGCCTTGTTTTATGAATATTCCCTTATCTATTCTACCATTGAATTAACAACCCTAAAAAATGAGCAGTTTAATGACATGCTCAGGTCGCGACGAACAGATAGTTTACGGACTTATCCAGGTCGGGGACTTCATTCGTACATCCCAGATCCAACTTAAGTATGGTTCACTCATGAGATCTGGCTCCTCAGGAAAACTGAGGTCCAAAAAGAATATGCACCTATCCTCACGGACCGGAGTTTTCTGCATATATTTGTACCAATGAAATTGTGGCTCTGTAGGGATTCGAACCCTACTGGACTTTTGTCTATATAACAAAAATGCACTGATTAAAAACGTCAATTTGGATCTGTTTTCGCATACGTCCATGCTTGTGTCTCACGACACCCTGCGAGCCTTATTGGAGGCATTTCACCTCCATAGGGTAACTGAATTACCTAGCTCCACCAACACCCTTTCATGGCAGTATTACCTCCCTGGGGTGTATCCACTTGTCGTATAGTTTGACACTCCTGCTATATAGACGGTATAAGAACCATCTACCGGATTTCATACAATCAAGTAGTATTTCTATTTCTTCAGGCGTAAACTCCTTAAAAGGGAAGATCAGATGCGCCTGCTGCATCCGCAGTTTCCGGAGTAACGGTTGGTGGCACGTTAAGCGGATCGTTGTTCTCCTTATCGGCAACAACTGGTCGCTCCATAAGATCGTTCTTAAAGAGCTTAATCTGCGAATCTGTATTAGACATGTCTTCAACGAAGATTCCGAGCTTACTTACTTGAGTATAGCCCTTCTTGTCGTAAATAACCTTCAAACGGAGCTTCTTCTTTGTAGCGATCATAGGATCAAGCATCTGCTTTGTCCAGTCAATCATCTCCTTGAATGTAGAAAGCTCTGCATCTGGTCTCTGTGGATAGAAACAATCAAGAATCTGACAAACTCGTCCAAACTGAGCGTTGTCACGCTTCTGCAAGTCTTCGTCTGTCTTAATATACATTCCCTTTGTATTCTTCCACTCTGTCATAGTAGCTGTCTGACCATCCTCATTCTCAAATACAATCTCGAGGAAATCGAGACCCTGAGGAGACTTGTTACAGTTTACCTCTTTAAGAGTGACGTTCTGATTAATGCCTACTGGCATATAACTACTATTACTAAATTCTTCGTTGTTAATTGCGGCTGTCTTTGTACTAAACATAATCTCTATTATTTTAATATACGTAATGCTAACATATCTAGTTTATTCTCAGCATAGTATGCTGTTGATCGAATAAATCGATACATCAATTTACTTAAATATTCTATCCCAATGTGTTGTAAGTGTCCCATCTTCATTACCTTCTGCAATAACGATATCCTTTCCGGCTATGTGTCTTGCACGAGCCTCCATGATGGTATCAGATGTACCACCCTTAAAGGATATATGTGTTTCATTTCCTTTGCGATATACATAACCAACCGCATCGGCTAATCCACACACGATTTTACTCAGTTTACCAACCAAGTCTAGTTCTTTTGCAGAAACTTCAACACCGTCCTTTTCAGTTACAGTGTCTTTAACGTGACCTACAAGAATAAATTCGTCACACAAATCTCGGAACATATCAACTACCTTCTTTACTGCATCTCTAAGATACTTATAGCCCGCACCGTTAGGTAAGGTTGTTACGTCTGTACCGTCCCATTTCTTACCCATTGGAGTTTGGCGATAGAGTGTACAAGCATAGCTCATACAAATATCCTCAAGTCGTGTAGCATTGTCAATAGTGATGTGCTTATAGAAATTATGACCTACTTCTTTATTCTTGGCACGAATGGCACTTGCTGCTTCTCCTAAATCATTGATCGTACGACACTGGATGGCCATCGCATCAACGAAGACAGAGCCCCCCTCAAGGTCTATGATAAGGTTATTATCCAGCTGTGCAAGACAAGATGTCTTACCAGCCTTTGGAAGACCATAGAGTATAAGATATCTAGGATTTTCAGAAACTGCAGGAATTTTACTAGTAGGTAATGTTAAACTCATGATACAATGATACTAAAAGTTTTAATTAAAGCTTAATGTTAATATTAATGATTGTCTTCTTAATCTCTGGACTAAGTGAAGAGATAAAGTTATAATCACTAAAATCAGAGTAACTATAAATGTCGGTACCAATCTGGATCTCATCATTATAGAAAATGATAGGGAGACCATTCTCAAGACGGTAAATCTTACCGAGCTTAATACCCTTCATAATACTCTTCTTCTTGCCATAGTTAGCAAGGATGTCACAAGCCTTTGCGAACAAAGTGTCGCCCTTCAGAGGCTTGTAGATATAAGTATGATCCAACTCGTTGAACATAGCATCAATCAGATTGTCATCCTCCTTCTTTGTGTTAAACAAATAAGAGTTGTTCTTCTTTACAGTAGAAAGAATAATATCATCGAGAATCTGAGAATAAATGTTACCATTGTTAGTGTTCTTAATGTTGTTGTCAGTAAACTTAATATCGTATGTTGTCATAATTCAGCCTAAATTTTAATTGCTTAACTTTCTATCAAGTTGTTATATGCTAAGTCATTCTGGAATTCAAGTATGCAGGGCTTTCCCGCGTCTCTATTCTTCAAGATGTGTAAATACACCTTGTTCTGAGTAGGTAAATGGCTCGGGCCGTATTCTTGTATTCCAAGAATTTCAGGCCTATGAATAACTATAACATAATCGCTAGCTTGAAATAAAGCGTCAGCAGATGAAATGTCGCTTCTCATAGGATAATGCGACAAAAAATTGTTTATTCTTTCTGGTGATTCGATATTTCTATTCATTTGTGCTAATTGTAACACTGATGTCATAGGATACTTTTTAGCACCTATAAAAACTCTTTCGAGTTCCTGCATGGTCTCTATAACACTACCTATAGGCTTTGTCAATAGAGCATGATCATACATTATTATAAAGTGTTTATTAGTACCTTTTACATATGTATTATAGAAATACCTAATAATATCTTCTGCTTCCTTGGGAGTTGTAGGGTTATCTACAAACCATATAGGATACTCCTTTAGTTGATTAGATACTGAGATGACTTTTCTGAAGGTATCGTCGTCCAGGTCCGTTTCCGAACTATACAAAGTCGAAGTCGTTTTCCTAAGCTTACTAGAAAGCGTTCTTCCAACTTGCCTAAATCCAACCATCTCTAATGAGAAAATCAGAATCACTATTTCTTCACCAGGATTCAAATCAATAATATCAGTTGAGATCTCATTAGCGAATGAGCTCTTTCCACTTCCTGAAATACCAGCTATGGTATAAACGGTATTAGGTTCAATACCTCCCATACACTGCTTATTAAACTTAGCCCATCTAGTCTTTAGAGATGTTATAGAGTGATCTCTTCGACCAGATATGTAGTTTATCGCCTCTTGGGCTACAACTGACATTGGTCTTATAAGATTAGATAAGTTCTGTTCCATAAGTCGATTCCTCAATTTTAGAGTTGTCTTGCATTTCTTCCTCAGATTCTTCCCACTGATGGTCTACGAGCCATCTCCACATCGTCTTCATGTAACTTAGTTTACCCTCGTTAGTCTTTTTCTTCATTTCGAAGTCAAGACACTGAATAAGATGTTGAGCCATAGCTTCGCTTTGACCTACATAAACATTAAATAAATGTCTACATTTGTTAACGTTGGCTCTCAGATAGTTTTTAGTGCCATCTGGTCGTAGAACGTATATTGGGTACATTTCATAGAACAGATCGAAATAGTCCTTTTTTGGGCGGACTATATTATTGAGTGTGTCTGTTGCATGATATGTAATTGACTTACCTCTCTCGATCGAGGTAATAAGTCCCTGAGAAATTAAGTTTGATATTTCTTCGTCGCTAACTAGGCTGACAATTTTGCGGACGTCTTGATTATAAGTTTTTTGATTCTTATCCAATACCAAACTTAGGAATATTAATTGATTTGAATTTAGTCCTGGAATGTCCAGGAGTTTTGTGTTTAGTTCAATAATCATCTTATATACGTTGATAAACGATTAATCATCGAATATTGTCAACTGGCGGTTAACAAACTCACTAGCTATCTTTTTTGCTTTGCTAATGTAGTACTGGTAATCCAGGTGACGTTTATCTATTGGTGTGGCATCTATCTTGTTAAGAATTCGTACTCCATATTCTGTTATTTTTGTTTCAGAACGACTTTCGTACATTTTATCCTTAACTCGTATAAGATAATAGCCACTACTTGACGCGTAGTATCTATTAATACGTTGAATCTGTTTTCCACCATATTCAACTTTTGATTCCTTGTTTACGCTTTGTGACATCAAGAAATCACGGATATCTCTATCCTTCTTAATAAACTTGTCTATCGGTTCATTGTTTAAAAAATAGTTTATCACAGCTTTAGAGATAACAACTGGTGTCATGCTGTTGTTAAGACCAATTTCTGTGATAAACCTGCCTTTCTTTTCTATCAGTCCCGGATCTCCAGATTGGGAATATCCTTTGCGAACACCAAAGTAATTGTTCACGTCGTACTGATAAAACGACTCGTAATCATCGGATTCGAATGTCAACTGGGTTAATTGCTCAACCTCCTTAATTGCATCGGCTATTGCGAAGCGGGCGGATTTGTCGGCAATGTAGACGACACCATCTGTATTGACTTGTACAATCTTACAATTCAATGCTAGAAGCCTGTCCACCAACATAAGTAGTATAAGTTGCCCATTTATACGTATCTTATATACGTTAAGTGGATCATAAGCCCAGCTACTTTCTTGTTGCATCTTTCCTGTAAGAGCATTAAGAGCCTGTTTAAATGCCTTAGACTTTAATAACTCTCCATTACGTTTGGCAGCCAAACGCTCCTTGTATAGAGCGCTGTACACATTCCAAAAATCTTCTCCTAAGTGAACTGGAAGCCAATGGTTTATAATGGCTATCGAAGGATACATAGACGTAACGTCGGAGTGTCCTATAAACTGTTCAGCTGTAGGTTTGTAGACTCTAGGTTCATTGATGGTGTGTATACCACCTTCTCCTATAGAGTAGCAAATGTTTGAGAGAACGAACTTCTTCTCATAGTTTTCTTGTTTCTTATCAGACTTACTTGCGTTACAAGTAGCATTCTTTACGTCCGATAAGACTTCTTTCAACTTTGGGTTAGAATATTGTATGAATGGGAGTATAATATCACCTAAACGAATGTTCCCGACTTTTCGAGTACGAGCTTTCAACTCGTCTTTTGTTGTGTTGGTAACGTCTAAAACTGTACGTAAGAGTATTTCCTCTCCAAATCGTACACCACTCATTGACAGTGCATCAAACCCCCATTCTTTTTCAACTTCAAGACGTAGTTCTACATCTTCTTTTACTTTATTAAGCAAAGTCTCAGTAGCATCTACGTCGTTCACATTATACTCTATCATAGCATCGATATCGCATTCTTCTATCTGCATATCAAAGTTACCTTCGTACTCTTGCACATTTGGCATATGCAAAAGTATTTCGATTTCTTTTAAGCTTTTTTGTTGCTTAGCGCTATAGAGCATCAACATAAGGTCAAACGAATAGAAGTAATTTGCATACTTATACCGTTTAATCTTATCAATATTGTCTGTTTTTTCCGAACTTATTATCTCTTTACTAAGATAATACAGAGAACTACAAATTCTCGAGTATCCTAGTCGCTTCATTCTATTACAGAAATGTATGATGTAGTTTATAACTATATCATCATAATGCTTGTTGTTGTAACCACACATTATGTGATCAGTTCTGTTTGTATAGAAGAAGTCAACTAGTTCTTCTAGTTGATTTTTACGACAGGATATCTCGAATTTATATAGGTTATGATTCTCTGAATCTTTACAAGTACAATGAAAACAGTTTGGAAAAACTTCTATATCATATAGAACTACTGGTCTTTCCTTTATTATCATAGTCCCTAGTGAGGGTTCGCACCTCGCAGTCATATCCTTTCGGAGCACACTAGGGTGGCCAGTGGTGTCCTGGTCGGTTTTGAAGAAGTTACGCCTTAAGCTGCCATTCGCATCTTATTTGCGTTTGGCAACAGAATACGTCCCGTCTTCTTGCGATGGTCTTTAAGGTTTGTACAAACAAGGTTACTGCGTTTTGCTTTTACCTTATTTGTCTCCTTATAAGCCGCCTTCATGACTTTACTACTTTTTGGAAGATAGTTTACTCCTCCATACTTGATAGTTTCGCCATTATCTTTTATCTGAGCAACTTCCTGCTCAGAGAACTTGTCGTCCGAATGTTGGAATCGTCCTACAAGTTGTAATTTGTCATACTTAGCGACAACTAAGTCTCTAATACGTTCTTCAGCCGCGACTCTCTCTGCCTCCCAAATCGGGAATTGCTGTGAGTAGAACAAGTCGTCTTTCTTGACTGGACATGGGTGCTTTCGCTCCCATTTCTGCAGCTTGTGTTGAACATACCCTTCCATGAGTTCGATACGGTTAAGCTTTGCAGCTTTTTTGCGAGATTCAATCTTGACTGAATTACGCTTGAGCAATATGAACCAAGATCTCTTTCTACGAAGACCATGGATACCATGCTCTTTGCAAAACTTAGAAGTAGTTCCGTGAGACTTGTTAAAGTCCTTAAGCCACTTCTCTTTAATATCACGATAAGCTTCAACACAATCATCCAAATATTGATTATTCTGGGTATTCATAACGTTGTCTCCTATAATTAAGCTGCCTGTTTAACTGATTTTTGTTTAACTTCCTTAACCTGTGTAGGTTTCTTGTTTACAGCCTTAGCCTTAACCTTAAGTCCACGACGAAGCTTACGTCCCTCAGCCTTAGAGCCATGACGGAAGTTGTGCGTGTTCTTCTCAAGGGTCTCCTTAGCCTTTTTCTTAGCTCTACGGAGATTGTAGAAGTTAACACTAGCATTCTTAGAGCACTCGATAGTATGAGGATCACCTCCCTTCTTGTGCTTGTTGTGGTTACTTGCAGATACGTCTATACCAGCCTCATCAAATGGAGACTTACTATCAGAACGATACTGATAGAACGTAGCGTTACCCACAAGGTCACGCAGTTTTTCTACTACGGTTGCTGGCACATCCTTAAAGAATGCTGTAGAATTAGTGATACATGCAGACTTAATACCGCAATCCTTCACCAATTTCTCAAGCTCTTCCTTCTTCTTCAGAACGGAGTCGCACACAACTGTTATATTGTATACAGTGGCGTTGTCCCACTGTTTCTTTGCGATGTCTACCACCTTCTTTGTGTCGGCATCATTAAGATGCATTCGCTTGCATCGACGGGTAATTGATGCGATATGACGAGCCTGAGCGACATTGCGACGCTCTTCCTGCTTCTTCAAACGCTCCTCCAGAGTGATTTTAACAGGCCCTGAAGCCTTTGTCTTCTTGGAGTCGATCAACTTATCCATGATGCTCTTTTTGCGAGCATTACGAGCCTCTGCGCGAGCCTTAGAAGCGGCATACTTAGCCTCTTCATGAGCTTTCTTTTCAGCCTTCTTCATTGCCTTAGCATCGTCTTTTGCTGCAGCAATTTCTGTATTTTTTACAGCAGCCTTAGACTCTTCCTTCTTAGCTGCCTCAGCCTTAACTGGTGTAGTTCCTATCTTAGCCTGAACCTTCTTGAGGTTCTTCTTGTTATTCTTCTTTGACATAATTTTGATAATTTAATGTGTTAATAATGTTATTTTTAAGGCAAGGGATTCCTTATTTGTGGTTCGTGTAAGCCTCGATCTTACTCCTTTCGGCGACCCTTATATTTGTCTCGAACCTATAGTATTTAAACTGCTAGATCCATCTCGAACTTATCTGCAATAGCATCCTTAATCTCAATAGAAGTCTCATTGTTAAACTTCTCAAGATTAGCGTCAAACTTATTTGCTAGTAGTTGTTGATCATGGATAAGCTGTGCAATCTTAGCTGATGAGAATGCCTCGCGCTTAGGCATAGCCTTCAATCCCTTCTTTGCCTTAGTTGATGGATCAAGTGTCTTGATCATCTTAAGCTGTGCTATAGCCTCCTTTGCCTCACATGCTGCAAAAATACTATAGTTATTTGTCTTCTTAAAATCCTCATAAGAGAATGTAGTTGTACCTGTATTAAGAGCTACCAAAATACCCTTAATCATAATACGCTTCTCACTAAGCTGCATAATCTGGTTATACAAGCTCTTGAGATCCAAGCCAGAACCTTGCTTTGCTGCAATTGCCTTCTTAGACATAAGGTTCTCTGCTCGAATAATTCGCCAGTACTTATTGATAGTGATATCAATGTTCTTACGAATTGTGATAATGTTTGCTGAGTTCAATTTAATTGATTTCTTATTCATACTGTTTGATTAAAATTAAACAATTTACTTGAATCAGCCATTTACCTAGCTCCTATACTACATATTACTGTAATAAAGGATAAAAGGTATCCATTGGTAATCCTACCCCGCAGGGCGGATCACCTATTCTCCGCAGAGAACGTTTAAGGACACCTTTTAATATAAACTAATAATATCGTTTTTGTGTTTCGTTATAAACAATATACGATAATACCATTCATGAATGTGTACTCTTCTGCGCACAGTTTGTACACCATTCCCGCAGGAATGTTTCTGTTTATGGCATTACTCGTTTAGCATTTACAATTCCATACTCCAACTCAATCATTGGCTTACCGATGCAGTCTTTAACCTGAAAAATTTGTTTACGTCCATTGATATTGATAACAATTTTATCAGGATACTCTTGCTGAGCGTTAAGCCCTGGCCCTGACACCCGGGACCCCGCAGGGTCCGCTCCTACGCCATCAGCAATACTAGAATTCTGACATACTTTTGTCGCAACATCATACAGTCGTTCTACGACCCAGTTAAAGTTTTTGTCTTTAACTCCTTTCATCACAATTTCTTGTGATAGTCCTTCCATAATAGCTTTTTGGTTAAGCCCTGTGGAAAGACTCACTAGTGCATCCCATACCTTGAGAGCGAAACTCTCAAATGGTAAGGTTTGCTCGCAGCCGATTATCTTGTTCCAAAAATGGAATCTAGTTGAACCAAGAGTAATACTACCATCATCGTTGATGGTATAGATCTTGTACTTCTCTGTATGGTCTAACTTTTCATAAACGGCTGCCTTAATCTTCGGTTCTGAGAGCATTACTGCAATAAGCTTAACGCTCTTCTCAGTTAAAACAGCCTCCATGAATCTTATGCGATCTTATCAGCTGGTTTAGAATCTGACTTCTGACGCTCGTAGTCAGCAACGATCTTCTCGTTTGCTGCGATAGCAGACAAACACTGTGCCTTAGCCTTCTGAGCTTGCTCAATAATTGCGTCGAGACGAGCAATCTCACCACGGTTAAGGTCATTAAGGATACCGCTCAAATCCTTAGGATCTGAGAACACTGCCTTAGAGTTCTTGTCCTTAAGAGCGTTCTGAACTGCCTCCTCGGTAGTCTCACCAAACTTGGTGCTATTCTCACCGAGAGGAATATCAATCTGATGGTCGGTACCCTCATTGAGACGGCAAATGACATCACCGATTGCATTCTGCTTTGTCGCCATAGACTCAATCGTAATATAGCCGATCGCAAAACGGCGAGGAGAACGATTGAGGACAAGGTTTACATTAGAGCCCTGCTTAGCCTGCTCCAAAACCTTATCATGATCTGGGTTAAACAAACGGGTCTGAGGAGTAAATACGTCCTGACCAAACATTTTAGCACCGAGCAAGCTCAGTGGGGTACGATTCGACTTAATAGTTGTTTCCACGATGTTTACATTAATTTCTGACATAATCATATCCTTTTTGATATCGTTATTGATTAACTAACGATATGATTGAATAAATATGGTGTATTTTGGCTACACCTTCGCCGTTGTTTATTGAATAAAGCAACGCTGATACGAAGATACTCGGTTACTATTTTGCTTACTTAGTTTCTAAAGAAAGTTCTACTATTGTAGACGCTTTGTATAGACTTAGCTGCACTCTTCCTATTACAACAATAGGGTAATAGGCTTGCAGCGGGAACTACATACGTATGATGCAATTAACATTTACTGGATCATCCAGGCCCATCATCTAAAGCTTTGAACGCTTTCTTTGCATAATCAAATGCTGAACTGTTTTCTGCTATTTTGTTCACGTTTTTTCTAACTTAACTATTCTAATCTTCGTTGGTGAAATTTTGCAGAGCAACTAACACTCGTAGAATCTTAGAATTCTTGTAACCCACGAAAATATGTAGAATCTCGGTCGTATTTCCCTTACTATACTTACAAGATCTTTCTACAGGTTGTCGATTAAACGCAGATTTCCTCAGCTAATAAGTTTTACAAGCGCCTAACTTATCGGAATGGCTCCTTACTGCGGTACTCGGCTTATGGCATGTACCCAGCGGTTGGTTATCGGAATGTCTCAGGACCAAACCCATCACAGACTTTACGGCTTTTTATATCTTTGCTGATATTTGCAATTTTTCTGTACCGGTATTACTGCCTCCTATTTATAGTGCACGAATATTGGGAATTCAACCCATACATTTCATCTTGTCACCCACTTATAAACGTAATATACATGTGTAGAGACAGTACACACATATAATATACACAGTCGTTTTACAACATAGAATATAAGCTGCCCATCAATTTTCTGTATTGCTTCGAACCTTTATGTTTACATATACTGTTGCGCAGTATATTTTAGCATGGTTGGCATATCGGTTGGCACTCGATTTCTTCACCTCAAGTCCTTACTTACAATGTAAGATTTACTCTATGAAGGGACATCAATTTTTGTTAAACATGTTATTTTTTAAACTTTCTAGATTTTCATAGTTTATATCTCTTGCATACAACATACGCATACATAATATACCAGCTTACTACTCTGTAGAGACTATATAATATTGTATGTCGTAGTGCAAATAAACTATTAGTCTAGATCGTTTTGGATGAAAGTGGAGGTCAAATGGTCCTGGATGGACATATCTCGAATCAACTTTCTACCTGATTTGCTATTTCTTATTCTAGGATAGCTCTCCATCAATTTTCTTTGACTGTAACGGAGTCATCGATCATAATCTCATGAACGATTTAATTTTCATGGAAATTGGCTGTAAGTTCGGATTGCCTAACATCCTAATAATACAACTGGAATAGATTTTCTCCGCGATCTTCACCCGCGTACGATGCTCCAATAGAGCTTCGATTAAGGGACTGCCCAACCCTTGTGCTTGTTTTACTTTTATATACCGCATAAACAAGAAAAGCCTGGCGGTCTACCATGAACTCAGACGTCTTACACCTCATCCCTGGCACCCCTTCAATGGAGTTGTGACGAATCGAACGTCAAGGACTATATGCCAACGTATTCACCATACGTCCCGTGAGTATTATCCTCACGATATTGCGTCTTAGATAATTTTTTCGGCCTTTATACTAGCTTTGGACACTAGAAACACTACCTACGGCTTAATAATACTTCTATATTGTTTGGGGTATCCTCGGTTCTTCCAGCACCATGCACCATACCATGTATGCAATTCTGTTCACCTACTGGGGACCAATATAGTTCGTCTCGTGTAACGTTTGTATATGCTTAGTATTATCACATATAATTACGATACGGTTCATTATGCCCTTCTTGGGACTTATGCGTTTTTAATTACACTACATCTTTTTAAGGTGTATTCAGCCTCATCCAGCTTGTCTCCAGACGGTTCTCACAAGTCCAGCTGTGCAATTATAGGAGCTGATACAACGCTTCTCCTACTTATATCAAACTGTTTCAATGTTTGATACATTTCATCCTACCTTTTGAGTGATCTCGCCCTGCAAGACAGGGTTAACATATTCTCGGATCCAGTTAATGTTCGTACGTAGACTAATGGGATCTACTATATGTACTTACCCAATTATAGTGCATAGGGTTCTTGTGTTTACTTATGCACATTGGAGGCGATTTGAATATAATCATTGAGCTCTCCCTTACGAATGGTAGAGTTGTGATTAATGGAGTCGACCTTTTCTCCAGGTTCCATAATATACAGAAGTGGTACATACGACGTATCTGTCTTCTTAATTACGGTGCGTTTAACAATTACCTTTGCAGGTAACTGTTTATGGTTACAAGGTACAGGCTTTTCTACCCTAACGGTATCATGCACTGTATCAGGATTAGCACGATTCATCTGACCAAACAAATGGTCCATTGGTTGCTGTACAGTAGATGCTGCTACTGTTTGCACTGTCGTTGGAAGAGAAACATTCTTAAGATCGGCAATATTCATACCGATAGTAAGAAATGCTGCTCCTAACAACGTAACTACTAATTTTTTCATACTTTGATAGTTAAATTATTTACGTTCACTTTGCCATTGGATATCCAAAGCTCTTTTAACACGACCAACTAGTTGTGAACCAGCTTTCTTAATTGGCCGTATTATTTTTTTACCTGAGCCTTAGCCTTACCCTTGACTTCCTTCTTCTTATCCTCAGCCGCTTTCTTGTCAGCTGCTTCCTTAGCAGCCTTTGTAGCAGCCTCTTCCTCAGCCTTGATCTCATCATCGGTCTTAAACGCCAAGTCGATAATATTCTCCTTAGCATAACCTACGAGCGGATCAGAAGGATTACGGAACAAGTTAGAGATGATACCTGCATACTGAGTAGCATTATCCAGCATAGAATCAGGCTTAACCTTAGCCATCATCTCTGGAGCTACATCACGATAGTATGCACGCTTGATAGAGATAAGAGTCTTCTTTGCGAAGCTGTTACCATCCAAGAAGTTCTTCTTCAAGTTTTCAACAAACTCACCTGGAGCTGCAAGAACCGCTGCAGTAGCCTTGTCAGCAAATGCGATGTTCTTGTTAGCTGTATCAATGTGAGCCTGAATACGCTCCTTCTCAGGAAGCTTATTCTCTTCCTCAAGCAAAATCTTGCCCTTAGAGCGAACCTCGTCAGCACTGATAAGAACAAGGCATCTTACAGCGTCTGCAATCTGATTATCGGTATACTTGCATACACCGGTGTTCTTGTCTGTAGAATGGTCGCGAAGCTCACAGAACGCAGATACAGGAGATCCTGACGTAGCGGTAACATTGAAGAGGTGAGCACCAATTCCATAAGTGAGAGTTCCGACACGACCTGTAAGGTTAACAACCTCACGAAACACGTCATGAAAACTCATATTCTTGATGCGTTCAGCATCATTCTTTGCAGAAGCGAGAGCCTTCTCAGCATTCTCCTTGTACTTCTTGTCCTTAGTGTTCTTGAGTGTCTTCTCAGCAGACTCAATTGCACGCTTAGCCTCTATATTGCGATATGCCTTATAGAAGTTCACACACTGCATAATGCTGTCCATAAGCTTAGAATCACGATTCATAGCCAAGAAGCCAGAGAGAGCCTCCTTAAGCTCTTCTTCATCCTTGATCTTGGTAGGATCAAAGACCTTACCTGCTGTAGCAGCACGAGCCTTAGCATCATTGTCGAGATTCTTTGCTGTCTCTTCTGAAACCTCTACAGCTGAACCTGTTACATCAACTACTTCAGGATCGTCTTTCGAAGGCAAAAGCTTTGTCTCGTCGAAGTTTACACCAATCTCCTTCAAAGCCTCAGTAAGCTCTGGGAGAGCAGACTTACGAATTGTCATCGCAAAGTCACTTGTACCATACTTAACCTCATTGCATACGCATACAGCGATGCCAAGAGCGCTAATGTGGTTCAACTTGTCAATGACTCCCTGTGAGAAGCCAGTATGCTCTGCAGCGTTTTCATCCAAGAAATAACGCTCATGAGCCATCTTTAACAAGTCTACCTGATGGTTACGGTCCATGCTTGATCCACCAGTTGTTGTGAGCATAGCTGCAGCCTCAATAGCTGAGTTCACACCGTTGCCACCATTGTTATTATTCTGGGCAACCTTAACGTTACCCTTATTCTTTTTGTTAGCCATTTTGATAATGTTTTTAAATGTTAAATACTAAAATTAATTAATAAAATTCTGGGCAACTAACTTAAATTCAACTTGTGTCGAATATAAAGTTCGTTTTTAACCAATCTTGTGGAGGTTTAGTGAGCACATTAATATGCTCATCTTCACCCAAGTTAAGCACAGTAACAGTATCTACTACAACTGAATCCTTACCTGCTGGTTTTGTCTCAACATATGTACCAGCGCCCTCTGAGGGTTCCAAAGCCTGAAATGAGCACGTCGGTGTCAGCATGGGAGTTGTAGAAGATTTAACTGTACTGGCTTCACTTTTATGGTCAACAAAGGCAGAGTTGACCATACTCTTACCGGTAAAACCAAGCAAGAGACTCACAAGAATGATCCAGAACAACTTGTTACTCTTATTGTATCTTGCGAAACCAAGAGCAATAAAGATTGAGAGAATCAATAATAAAAGTGAAGTCATTTTGTTAAACTTTTAAGTTATTTTTAATTTTCCTACGAGTGCGGCTTAACGCAGCTTTTATAGTGCCTGTAGGAATTTTCAGCACTTTGCTAATTTCGTCAACCGTAAGATCTTCTACATAAAATAAATTAAAAATCTTCTGTGTCTTCTTTGGGAGTTTTTTAAATTCTTTTAGAAGAGATTCATACTCAAGAAGATTGACAAGATCTTCTTCTTCTGAAGAATTAGTTAATTCAACAGGTAGTCGGCCTGTATCTTCTCCTAATTCCATAGATTTCTCCTTTACTTTTCGTAGATAATCTATAGCTGTTCGATTAGCTATAATTCTCAGCCATCCGCCAAAAGACGAATAATCTGTGAATGTCGAGAGTTTTTGGTGAACCTTAAGAAATACAACATTTGTAAGATCTTTAGCTTCATCCATGTCATTCACGTAACAAAAAAGCACGTTGTCAACGAACTCTTTGTAACGGTTAAACAATTTATTAAACGCTAGCTCATTTCCCTTTTGAGCTTCTTTTATGGTCTCAATCTCAGATTGAGTGATACGCTGATACTCCATATTGTGGGGTAGGGGAGATCTCTCTCACCCTACTCCTGATAAAACGGAAGATCATACACCATCTTTTGACGATATAATGACCAAACATTGTTGACGAAATTGTTGAAAAGAATTATTTTTAAATCTTTTCCTCCTGTTTTCATTTCTACTTTTTCAAGTAGTCCTGAACCGATACGCATACGAGTCGTTAGCGTTTTAAATTTCATCGGATTACTAAGGATTATGGTTTTCATAATCCAATCTCCGACTCTACGCAAATTTTCATTACATGCATATTCATACAAACAATTTTCGTCTAGGCTATCTCCTGCACAGAATATGTGTGGTTCATAGGTAAAGCCTTTTTTAAGACGATTATGAAACCAATTAATCACATTTTCTATACTTTCTTCTTTATAGCCTAACAGGCTAGCTCTGTAAATTAGTACATTAGGGAAATACTCCATTTTTTATTTTTGTTTAATTAAATGTTTTCTTAATAAACTCAGAAAAATCTTCAAGATATTCGTCTAGAAAACTAGCCTTTTCTGATAATACGCTATCAAATAGTGTCATATTACCACATTTGCATGATATATTATAACAGTTTTCTAAGTATTTATAATTCTCTTGAAACCATATAACCCAGCTGTTAACCCATATCCAAAATGCTCGTTCTCCAGAGTCAAATGTTTTGTTAATATATTCCAAATTTATAGAGTCTGCAAAATTAAAATTTTGAGACCCCTCGTGTATTCCAAGAGCTTTTCTTAATGACGCATTCTTTTCATCTGTTCGAGGTTTACCTCTTCCAGCGTTGTAGATTGCTACATTTTCTTGATATACACGGTCTATCCATCGCGTCTTTACGGCATATCTAATTCTTTCGTGTGGCTTTTTACCTATATTAGATAATCTACCAAACTCTGTACACCATTTAAACGCTAGGTTGACAACATAAGGACATCTGTCCTTTATCATCGCTTTGTATCCCTTTGTCATAATTAGGAAGAAGCTGGGGAATCGAACCCCAGACCCAAACCAAAAGGCGACGGTACCAACTTCTTTCTTCTCTCCACTTTGGTAGGAAACACCTAGACTAAACTTACGCTACGTTAGTATAGTCTACAATGTTATTTACATTGTCGTTTAATTTATAGTATAGTGCTTAACGTATTTATCTCCTCTGTCTGTCAAAACCAAACACGCCCATGTAGGCAGTTTTACAACATGCCTAGGTTGCCCACGTTTTCGCGAACGAAAACGTGCTCTGTCACATAGTGAACACATACAGCATAGACAGTTTTACAACATATCTAGGTTGTCCAAGCGGAGTCAAAACATAGAGGAAGGACCATCTAATAGACTTATCGCACTGGGAAGAGGTACTGTGGACGTGAGCGGAGTCGAACCGCTGTCCAGACAGATTATTTCATACACACTGTACATTTCTTTGTAAATGTTCCGATGATCAGTCAGAACATTCGATTTAAGCCACTTTAAGTGCGTTCTAAGACATTTTCTGTAGCTTCGTGGTTAATTACTCCACTTGCACATAATAATGCCTCAGAACGCTTGTAACATGGCTAAAAATATATAGGAATCCTCATGATACGAAGATACTTAGAGGGCTATATTCAGCATTTTTGATATATTTTGCAGGGTTCTAGTAAATACTTTACTCATTCTTTACCTAAGTCTCCCCGATACAATGATACGCACAAAACATATTGTTTGATCTACTGTCCCAATTTACTGTGTGGGTTCACATCTCTTCTTCTCATCGTGATACGAAGATACTTGATGAGAATGTCAATTCATTCTAAGATTCTTTCTCTGACCCGCCCCTCAGGACCCACTACAGTACTTCAGAATCTGTGTACGTGATACTAAGATACTTGTACTAGAAGAAGAATTAGAATCGATCGAACTGATAGTTGGCATAATACCAGCTGTTAGGATACTTGTCGCGCAACTCACGGTCGTGCTTCTCGTATTCCTGGTTCAGTTCGGTCATCTGCTTACGCTGATCCTCGTCGATCTTCTGAGACAGCTCACGGAACTGATTTGGCGTGATCTTCTGGTCATCAGGAACGACGGTACCATTCTCGTCCTTGCCCAGAAGACGGGCCAACAGTTCTGTACGCTTCTTCAGAATATCGAGCGTGATCTTTGCCTTCGCACGGTCCTTACGGACATTGAGAAGCTCCTTAATACGGAGATAGTCAGCACACTTAACGATCTCTTTGACCTTGGAGATCTTGCGCTTCTCCTCATCCTGGCGGATCTCTTCTGCCGCCTTGTCTGCGATGTCGGTTACGAGGTTACCCTTAACCAACTTCTCTACAACGTTGTCTACTGACGCATTCTGCTGCTCTTTAGCAGCACCTTTTGTTTCTGCTTTTGCCATTTTGATAATGTTTAAATGTTTATAAAAAAATTAATTAACACATGTTACTTCACCCACACTCCATGATGGATTCTTAACTAATACCGCACCGTCACTATTAACGGTGATATCACATGGAGCTTTATGAGCACAGTTAGCTAAATGAATGAGTGAGAATCTAGCTTTTTGAGCTTTGTTCTCATCAGGGTATTTGGATTCGAATGCCAATGTCTTGACAATCTTACCCTTTACCTTCTTGGTCATATACACTGGAATCTTCCACATAGTCGAGAGGATTTAATTTGTTCTGAAACTTGTCACGCTTATAAGCTTTTGCTTTGGCTTCTGCATGACGTTGACGATACACCTTTTTGTTGTTATGCTGCGTTCTACTCATATTACATGCTATCTTGAACCGTTTTGAACACGTAAACAACATCTGTAGAAATACCATAAGAATCACGCATTCTCTTACTTACGCCACAAGATATAATCTTGATAGCACTTGTAAGAGACTCATTGTTAGGCTCGCCATTTACAGCCTCTGACAATGCAAGCAACAACTTCATCTTGGAGTTGAAATACTTGCCAAACTTCTCTTTTGCGTAGATACACGCAGATTCTGCAACAGATAATTCTGTGGCATTCTTATTTTCTGCATGCTGCACAATAACAGAATTAACTTCTGTTTCATCCATTGTTGATGCATGCACATCCACAACATTTGGTCTAACAACCTTTAACTGTGAAGCTATTGACATAACTTCAGACGGGTTCAAATTTGAACCATCATAAGAGATGATAATGTATCGCTTCATAGCTAATCCTCCTTTGTCGTTATATTGGTACTGGAGGACTGTATGATGCGCATATGCTTACCATTTACAATGGTATCAACGACTTCCGTGTTAGGAATGTCTGGTGGAGTCAAGATATTGTATTGATCTGACTTATCCGGCAAATTCATATATACATGCTTGTTAACCTCAAACTCATGGGATATACTTCCCTTAGTTATTGGTTCCCCGGACTTCGAAAGGACTGATACAACATCACGCATAACCTTTTCAGGTATGCTGAAGAATACGGAATCCTGATGTCTCCACTGGCCTTCCGTCTTCTGATATGTCAACGCATCAGAATAGTCGGCGAATGTAGGATTGTCAATTTCCTGCATTATCTTTGATACCATGAGCGAATCATCGTGTCTGATTTCGCTCTTAGTCTGCTTCACATAGTCACATGATGACATTGCGAAAGCTACAATAAGCATGATTAAGCACATGCTAAGCTTTTCAAATAATCTCTTCATTTTGATAATTTTTAGAGATTCAACAAATGTTAACTATCCGGGTTTTAAAGATTCACGGAATCATCTATTGTGATACATATGGGACTCGAACCCATGACCCATAGATTAAAAATCTATTGCTCTGCCTACTGAGCTAATGTATCAAAAGAAGGAATACACACATACACCTAGTTCGATATTAAGTATGTCCACCTATTGTGGTATTACTAGGAAACCACACCTACCTCTTCCTTCTTGTGGACCAGCTAGGGCTTGAACCTAGGACCTCCAGATTATGAGTCTGTTGCTCTAACCAACTGAGCTACAAGTCCAAATGGCAGTTTTTCGTCTTGTTTTTACCCCTTTCTTAGATGCTGCCGAAACTCTCCCCAGGGCGCTATAATGCGTGATTTTATACAGACTTGAACTGTTATGTAGGCCTTTAACCTAATAAATCTCGGGGACAGTATAAACTGCCCCCTTGAAATGCAACTAATTATATCTCTTATCGTCTATTATGTCTATCCATGTAAAATAGAATAATAACAAACCAAAGATTAAAGCAATCACAAGCCATATCAGTATAAGTCCAAGCGACAATGTACTTACACCGTGTTCTATATCGCCAGACGAATGTATAATATCGAGTAGCGGATATAATGAAGCTATCATAATTATCAAGCTTCCACCTAAACTTACTAATTTATTCATGGTCAAATAATTGCTGAGTTCTACTAAAATCCGAATCATGTACAAAATAACTCTCTAGACTATTGCTAAGATATTCTTTTACAGATCCAATTTCATACTCACTTTGAGACAATATACATACATCATCATTAAGAGCTTCTTCAAACTCTAACAATAAGATATTATTATCTCTACAAACTTTTTTGAGTTTTCTTACATCGCTATGAAAACGACGTAACTCAAGTTCAGATTCGGACATTTGTCCATTTTTTCTACGTTTTGCCATAATTAAGGACTAATAAAAATTATTCCGTCTTCAATGCATGATAGTGGCTCTTTGTTATTTAAATCCTTTGAATCATCTACTCTTGGGCAAGAGAAAGGATTATTAAAGATACACCCATTGCAATCGTATTGACGTTTAGCCCTAACAATAATGTCATTTATTTTGTAGATTCTGCCAGGACTAAGTTTCTTACTCATAGTTCACCAATTAATTGTATCTTGTACATTGGTTGCTTAACTGGAACGATTTTGTACCCTTTACGAATTTCATCAACCCTTCTTAATACTCTAGATATTTTTCCAAGTTGATATGTTTTGTGTGTAGTAAATCCTTTATCAGCTAATATGAAACATATAAATCTTGGTGGATTAGCATATAGCTTATCATATGCTTGTGATATGCCGTGATAGAATGAGCCTATACCTTTTGTGGTGTCGATTCTATTCATATCTTCTTTACTAACCATAATCTTTATAGTTTCTCCAACTTTTTCAAGGTTACACGATTTGTAGGTATAAGGTGCTCCTGTTGCCGCATCTTTTACAGTTGTACATTTATTACTTGTACTTCCTGTAACAACCATCAAACCTCCAATTACAACTCCGCTTGGCAAAACTTGTCGTACTACATCGCCTTTCTGAAATTTCATTTATGAACAAATTTAATTTTGTATCTGACAATAGACGAAATCACGCCATTTCTCAGTCTAATACCAAGTGTTGGCTCAATAGAGAATCGCTTGCATGTATTGATATAATCAACAACGCTCTTTGAGATTGGAATAACCTCTGAGAATTTTGCTGATTTATCAACATATACAGCTAGATACTTAACGGTTTTGCCGTTAGAACTAGGTTGTTGTACTATTTGCTTGATACATTCAACCTTACAAACCATTGTGTCAATTACAGCTTTTTGCTGCGCATGACACTTTGATGTCATGAGTAATAATATTACTATGACAACTATTGCTATAATTGGACCAGGGCTATGGTTTTCTGGTTTCTCATACAATCTTACTGCCATTTTTTATCATCTTATTTTTCAATGATTTTACAAATACATCCGACAGATTCAAGAGCATCTCCAATAGTTGCAATATAACTGCCATCAGGAGATTGAGATAATACTATATCATCATGCTTATCAGCGGCAGCTGCATCCGCAATTTCCTTTGCTCTTTTTAAAGGAATATTTAACTTCTGTGCGAGAACCCTTGTTGTACTTAACCTATTATTATCTTCTACTTTGTCTAAGTATAAATAATAATTAGTTTGGCCTTGAATGCCATTAGGCTCTTTATTGGCTGCTGCTTCTTCCATCTCCATAGATGATACTACTGCTAATAATAAGTTAACATTAGATCTCATCTCTTTTGTGTTAGAGCACTCTGACTGAATCTTTATCTTTCCATCATTCTGGATAGTAACATTCAACATACTTAATGAATTGTTATGAATTTAACACTTGTCTTACCAGCTCCTGGAACATTTGAATGCTTGTTATTAATATAACTGCTCAAAGTGTTCTCAAGGGACTTAGCATTGACCTTACTTAACCCAGAAGAGAGGATCATTGTAGATCCTCCCTCTTTAGCAACTACCTTGTAATTAAGATATTCAGCATCAGGTTTCCCTTTTGCTGATTGTGGCTTAATTGCTTGGTTATGCGTCTTCGTGTGTTTCTTCTGATTCATCTGCTACGAATGGTTTACAGTCTAATCCGATGTTCTTAATGGCCTCAGGCTCACTGAGTCTATCCTCTGCAATCTCGCTAATAGCAGCAGCAATATGCACAAGGTGAATCAGATGAGTAATACCATTGAATGCTCCACCTACCTCAACGACAACATTGATACTCTGTTCGTCAGTCTCCTGATTCTTTGTAACTCCAATCTCCTTGAGAATTGGAATATGCTTCTTGAACTTAGTCTCCACATAACTAGGAGAGTCCAAATCAACATGTGTAGGAGACAATGTGCGTGAAACAGTCACAATTGTCTTACTACCGTCAGCGTAGATTGCTGACTCAAACTTTGGGTAATCATTACCCATCAACTTCTCTAAAATGTTCATAATTTTGATAATTTAAAACATTGTTTATTTGTATAGAACTACACCCTATCTATACTTAGGCTAGCTTTGCCTTTTTAGGCATTGCTGGAAACGAATGACCAAAGAACTTTTTAAGTTCCTTTTTTTGTCATGGTGCTAGCTTTTGCTTTGCGCTTCATTGTTGATTTGCCTTTACCACCATGATTAAACTCATTCTCTGATTTCAGATTTGTAAATTTGTGTGACATTTTGATAATGTTTATAATACTATTATTGCATAAGACTTACCGCTTATGCTCGGTATAAAAGTGTTCCATCGGAGTTCCGAAGGAACGAAGTGTTCCATCTGTATTTATAGAGGCTTTGGACTCTCAACTTACGCTGGCTACATTAAACACTTAGGGTTGATGCAACTCAACCCTTATGTTTTTTAATTAATTTAAAATAGCACCAATGTAAGTTATGAAGACAATACTTACACCAGTATTTTTGTTCATGAAAATTTAAATCGCACATGTAACAATCTGTAAAACTAGATTTATTTTTCACAATTCTAAATACATTCTTACAAATTGTGATCAATTGCCCTGGTTTATACTTACGAGTACCAGATGTCTTCTGTATGTTCTTCTTTTTCGAATTCATTCATAACACTTACTTGCCAATTAAATTGTCTACTTTGGATTTTGCATCCAAATAATTAGTACCATAATCTGTTGCAAGATCTGTATCCATAAGATCAAGATTATGTGTACCATCAAGAGAGTCAAGCAATGTTTCGACACATGTATAGTATCGTTCATATGCTTCTATCTTTTTCTCTGCTTTTTTGTACTTACCTATATGGTAATTTGACATAAAGCAGGCACCAACAATACAACCTAATACAGCTCCTATTAATAAGAGGTTTAAGTTGTCCATAAAACCATGAATTTTATTCTTTTCCATATATATAACTATTGATTAATATACATAATAAAACGTGCCTATCTTCACAGACCAGCACGTTGAGCATCAAATAAAACTTACGTCGTTCAATTTTAAAAGATGATGTAAGATGTAAATCGATACTATAGAACAGAACCTTAGAGTGGTAACTGGACTCGAACCTTGTGACTCACCTAAATGTTCACTAGAATGCCCTCACATTGTGTGATTTACTTATCAAGATGTGCGCATTAACACCATATGACTTATATGCGCTTCGCCAAATGTTTGTGTCAGTCGATTTTTTTTACCACATCTTTTCACTCTGTGTGCATTATTACCACTATCCGTCTCTCCAGACTGTCCTAGAGAACTAGATCGCACTTTGCCTTCACCTGTATACTTTCGGCTGCATTAAGTAATTCTCAGTTTTACATGTAAACCCATTTAAAGGTTCAACGGCTTTTAACTCAGGCTACCGTAATTGCCATCTACCCTCTGTGTTCTACAATCGACATCTTATAGCTTTGCAAGTACTATAAGCACGTGTTGTAGTGCATGGGCTTGGGACCATGACTGCCACATTACTACCTACGATTTATCACGTTAGCGTAGGCTCTCCGTCTTCCTAGTTTGTATACCGCATGAGATAACGGTTCAGTACAATTATCTTCACAGACCATTGTACTGTCAGGTCTATTGAATTACGAGTAATGAATTCAGACTACACTATGATGCAAATGTGTAGTTTCGTCTAGGTCTCATCAGTGAATATTTTATTGGAGTAATACGTAGTATTACGTAATGCTCGCTACTCTCCCTAGCTGAGTTTAAAAACATACCACTATCTTCACAGACTGTGATATGAACGCTTATTGTTACCACGCTTGGTACATAATAACCATTTAGAGCATATTGTTCAATCGTTTACGGAATCTTTAATCTCGTATAATTAAATATAATAGGTTTCCATTCATATCAAGAACTGCAACCCATCCTCTACCAACAATAACGTCTCTGATCATATCTTTACATGAAAATCTATGATCTATATAGTTTGTCCCTTCATTCCTTTCCATATTTGATACATTTAATTGTTACACGTCTTTATTTGTCTTTCCAAATTATAGCGGCCATATTCTCTCTAAAAATTGCTGATTATCGAAGTACTTGTCATATATACCGAATGATACATCGTACATAATATGCTTGTACATAGCATCTGCAAATTCAAGCTCAAGAAAATGGGCACGTGGCAAGATATCACGTTCACAATCAATGTAATTGATTACATCGACAATTGAGTAATTAATCATATTACGCTGCATAGCGAATAACATAATGGCTACAAAACAAAATCTATCCATATTGATTATATTTAACGCGTACTATATCAATTTCGCTCCATCCTTCCCAAACACAAAGTCTCCCTTAGGAGACAATGTGTTAATACGCTGGATTTGTAGCTGGTGCGCCTGGAGCCTGTGGAGCTGGAGGAACTGGAGACGCTGCCATACCAGGCTGCTGTGGAGCTGGTTGCTGAGCTTGCTGTTGCTGTGCAGTTGGCTGCTGACCACCTCCCATAAGCGATGTTGGGTCGAACGCAGGCTGCTGTGGAGCTGTTCCTTCAACAGGATTGCGGAAGAAGCGCTGTTCCATGCGAGCACCCTGTGCATTCTTGCTGTATGGCTCAATGTAGTGAGTAACTCCGTTAGCATCGATAAAATCAATCTGTACAAAGACCGAGATACTGCTGCGGATTACCTTCTGATTATTACCATCCAGTGTTGGACTACCATCAATCTGATTAGCATAGCATGGCCCTTTAGCGAACTCATACTCTTCGAAGCATCCACCAGGGAATTCGAGCAACTGGCCCCAAGTATCTGGGTCTTGTGCAAATTCTGGTCCAGTTTTGAAGTTTGCGAGATTGACATCAAATCCTCCCTGATGGTTAGGATCGATTGATGGTGTAGCATACTTCTGAAGAACGGCGAATATCTCAGGACTGAGGTCATCATCAAATAAGATGACGTTCTGCTTCTTGCCCAAGAGAGACTTCTTGTTCTTCATACCAATTACCAAGAATTTACTGATTTTACCGTCTCTATTAGCTTTCTTGGCTTGACCGATAGATAACGAGATTGTTTTGAATGCGCCAATCTGTGCGCCTGGAATAATCTGATTCATAATTCTGCAGTTTTTATTACCTAAAAACATTACGTATTGCTACGCAATGCCTCCAAGTGTTTTGTTATTTACGCTATATATTAATGAGGCATAAACAAAAGAAGATGAGGAAAAGGAGCAATAGTGGGTCGAGTGAGATAATTTCACTCATCAATACCCATTGTCCTCAATTCTCAACTTAATTTGTTTAATCTCGTCTTTTAGGAGAATTTGTTTATTAGTTGCTAAGCAAGAATGTGTATTAAGCAAGAGTGTGAACTGTGGGAGGAAGGAGTTTATTTCAACTCCCTCCATAGTCCTACTAGTCCTAATATTGCCAGAAATGAAAAGACTGTCAATCTTATCACGTCTAGCATTACATCACCTACAGACATATCATACTTTACAAGTATGTATGCTTCACATAATGTCATAACTGCACTTATTGCAAGTACTGCAGTCCAATTAATAATTTGACTATCATTCATATCCTACTTACTAATTAATATTGATTTAACAAACTTTCTAAGTTTGCTGTGTCGTTAGTAAGGAGCAGATGTTTATTAGATGCTAAGGGAGAATGTGGTATGCCCCAAGTAGAGCGTACAACAATGTTGCGTATAAGGCCATTTGCTGCCCCTCTAGCGCGTTCAAACGTATTGCGTGTACAATTATCCCACGCGTACATAGATCGTGCCTTAGAGAGCAATTATAAGATTAATCGAGAGATAGCCCGAGTCATATGACCACAATATCTGTAGTTCATAGTATTCTCTACTATCTCTCTCGAATGTAAGAAGGATTTATTTCTTAGTTGTTTAGAGAGTATATTAGGCACAAAGCCCGCTATTTAGCGAGCAATGTGTCCAATCTAGCTGAAACATAGAGATAAGATGCCATCTGATCTGATCCATCCATATCATACACATTATTGTTAGACATGATAGAATCAGCAAGCTGTCCTTTGAGAATAGCAAGTTTGTAGACGGCACGAGATTGTGATTTGTGTCCATGCCACCCAGCTGACATACCAAGAACAAAGCATAATACACAAATTAATGTAGAGATAATGATAGTCTTCTTCATAACTGTAAATATTTATTAATTAAACATTATTAATATCATCTGTATAGAGAACTTATTTATTAGATGCAAGGCTAAGAGCCAGGCATTAAGCCTGACCATTAGTCTCTGGGATGATAACTTGCTCTTGGAAGAAGTGAACTGTACAGTCCTTATTGGCTGCAATCCAAGGCGTCATAACTGCCATCATATCCTCTATAGTTGCATACTGTGGGCTAGCTACCCAATAATTTTTACCCTGTCGTACAGAGCATCTGTAAACCGTCTTTGTTTTCATAATTATAATGTTTAAATGTTATTATTATCGCCATTAATGAGAATGTGTTTGTTAGATGCTTAGCTAAATGGGAGCAAGGCTTATTCAGCCCTGCAATTCCAAATGCCACACGTCATTCCACCAAGTAACACACTCCATATGATGCAAAGGAGTATGCGATCACCAATAGTAAGGAACATAGTTGATGAATATGATGTTATTAGATACACATCTAAAGTGATAGCAAATGCAATGATAATCACTGCAACGATAATGCAAAGAGTTCTATTCATATTGATTATGTTTTAAATATTAATATCGTTTGAAAGGTGTAGATGATTTATTAGGTGCTCAGAGTCTTTGACGGGGGTATCCCGGATCGCGTACTCGGGAGGGGGAGCGCTATTTCACTGTTTCTCGTTTTTACACATTTATCACAATTCGAAAAATCAAAAAAATAGAAAATAAAAAAGCCGAGGTTATAAGCCCCGGCTATTATATAAACTCATAAGATAATTATTATGTTGTTTAAGGATTTCGTTATAAGCTTTTATCTGTTTATTTACTTCTTTCTGCTCATTTAGTAACTCTTTATATATTCCATTTTCTCTAACGATTTCCTCTTTACTTAAAATAAATACACCTATATATAATCCAATTAAAAGGAATATAAACGAACTAATTATTGTAAATATCATATATGCTTAAATAAAACTATCACGCAAATTTTAAAACATTCTTATTTTGCTCTGTTGGAATTTTTGCCATTTTATTCAAGATACAACCTTTTTAAACTTATCTATAAAGTCTGTTATTTCTCTCATGTATATATGGTTATCACGCTCATATATTATAGCGTCAATCCACTTACCTGTAGAGTCCTTGAACTTTCCTACTCCTACATAATTGTAGACATTTCCTTTGTACTCATACTTCGTCTTTTCCATTATTACGTCTTTTTATCTATCTCTAAAAACATTCTTCTGTACCTGATGGATTATATTCTGCTTTATCTGGCTCAATATCAGGAGTGTATCCAGGACCAATAATATCTCCGATTGCATCAAGTGTAGTAGATTTATCTGGTTCTGCGAGTTTTATAAACTCAGATGCCTCCATCATTTTGTACACTCCCATGTATTTATAGAGTATAGCATCTACCCATTTTCCAGAAGCTAATTGAAATTGACCAGTTCCGATATATATTACTTTTACACCACTATTTCTATTTAATATAAATCTATCATTCTCCATACACTTTATTTTTCCTTGTTAGCAATCTTTAATCTAATTGACAATAGCTTCTTATTAATGTTTTTATCATCCTTAACCAGCTTCTTTGCCATAGTTACGTATTTAACTACCTTTACGACAGGAATTGCAAGCTTTATTCCGATAAGTGAAATAGCAGCCCATAGAGGAAGAATTGCAAAGCTCACATACAACAATATTGCCCAGAATGCCAAGTTTAGCATGCTTACTGTAACACTTTTAGCATTCATAGCCTTTATTACCTTATCAAATATCTCTTTCTCTTCGTCGTTTAATTCGTTTCTAATTTCAGATATATCTACTAACATATTCTAATCTCCTATTATTTATTTTCCTTCATGATACGGGACCGTAAGGAATGCCCATATAAACTTTAATATTTTCATAAAAATCTCCACCATCTAGAAGTCTCCTTTTTCAATTCATTAAGGCATGCCTCATGCTTATTTTTCCAATATTTAGTCCAATCTTCCTGGCGCGCCAATTGCTGCTCTAACAGTTTTATCTGGGAATCTCTAGCCTCCAATGCACTCTCATTACACTCTGATGGCTTACTATTCTGTACAAGCTTTTCGTAATCTTTTCTGTCCAGGATTACGTAATCTCTAAGCTGTCTGACTAATTGTACTAATTCCGTTTCCTTTTCCTTCGTCTCCATACATTATATCTAATAATATTTTATACGTTTCTTTATTTACCGTAAAATGTTCTAATATTAGCTAAGCTAAGCTTATTTCCGGTATTTCAAAACCACTTGTATCTAGGTTCTTCTGACCCAAACACTTCTATGAATTTGTAGAACTCTCCTTTTTCATCAAGCTGCAGTGCTAATTGTAGTATTTGTCTCGTTGAGTCTTCTTCTTCTCCTACGTTTTCCAGTTCCTTTAACAGTGTCTGATACGCATCCCTTTGCGTTGGATCCATTTTCTCCTATCTTCTCATCATATATACCATTTAAAGTGTTTGTACCAATTACTTTCTTTTTGAAGTTATCATATCTTTCAATTACTTCATCAGCTGTTACGTCCTTATCCTTAGGATTACTTGGGTCGTATAATACTTCTACTTCTCCAAAGCTTCTTAATATCTTTAGAAGCTCATTAAAGTCTTCTTCGTCTGCACCGTCATTAAGCACTTGCATTTTCTCCATCTTCTGTTTCATTTTTAACATCATTTAAAGCATCTACAACTTCAGCTTTGGTAGTCTTTGTCTTTACATACTCGTTTATTTTATTGATTATTTCATCCTTGTGTGGATTTCCCTTTGTTTCATACATATGCATGAGTACGGACATGCTATTAGTATACTCAGTACGCTTTGTTTCGTCTTTTGCTAGCTCGTCTACAAGGTTTTCTAGTTCTTCAATGGTATAGTCATCCAATCTTCCGGAAACACTATCCACTGATCTAATAAGTTTTCCATCTTTGTCGTACAGATTGCTACTTTTATTAATTTTTCCCATTATTATTTGCTCCTTTAAGTATTACCCAACCAGCCGTAACAGCTATTATTGGTATAATTAAAAATATAGTTATTATATCAAATGGATTCATCGTTGTCTGGTTCATAAAATCCTAGTCTTCTTCCTTTTTTTTCGGCTCTTTCTATTATTTCTACAGCTCTTAAATAATCTTTATCTTTTGCCATTTTGCTCAGCATGGGCTATGTATTTTGTGCACTCTTCCTCTATAATTTCACCATCGTCGTTACGTGTTAAATGTGTGTACTTCTTCTTCGATCTATTGAATTTAAATATTCTAAATGCTTTATCTCGCTCCTATTTATCGTCATATCTATGTATATATTTCATCATTTGTGTAGCATTTACAGATCCCGCTACCCCTAGATTACATAGGTTTTTGATAAAGCTTGTAGCTCCATCTTCTCCAAATTTATGCTTTAGCATACTATATTCTTTAAGACTCTTCTAGAACCACTAATTATCAAGATCGTATATTGGCTCCTATTCTACAATGTATGCTATATTTACTGGAACTCCATGTATAAAGAAATATTTGCACTATTCTGTACACGGTTTATTCTAGTATTGTAGAGATAAGAAGTCGGCATAATATAGTATGGCACTCATCTCAAACTAATTCATACTTTACTTGCTGTTTTGTTTACACATTCTGTAAAGTATCCTATCAAGTATGCGAATACCTCGTTAGTATCTTCAGAAAGCTTTATGTGGCATGCTTCTAGTATGTCTACAGCTGCATGAAATGACTCATGCGCAAATGTGTTTATATCGTCACTTGTGTTCTTTAGCTTGTTTATTACTATAATTTCACAGTCTTCTCCTGCTATTTTATCATATGCCCCCCTAACAGTGTAAGCCGTATAATCTGACCATTCATCGTCCATAATTGACGACTCATCACTTCTAAAGCTAAATCTTTTATCTACTATAGACTTATCTGGGTTAAGCACAACGAATAGGTCAAATCCATATACTGTGTTATATCTATCTATTATACACTTCTTTTTATCCATACTATTCTTATTAGTCTTACTATTATTGTTAAGCTTATATATAGCTCTACTATACTGTAGTAGCTGTACTACTAAAGTAGATCTCCTAAAGAGAATATATAAGAGAAAGGGTTCTTAGTCTGGCTAACCCCTACTATCCCCCTAACGTAAAAAAGCTAAAAAAGTTGCATATTGTGTAGAAAAGTGCAATTTATATAAAATTTTTATACAGTTTGCAACCATTCTTACAAAAGTTTACGTTATGGCGGCGTAAAACAATTAAATTTAATGGATATGACAAAGATTTTAAAGGTTATTAAGCCTTTCTTCGTAATGGAGGTTGGCGATACATTTGAGTACAACGACAAAACAAAGGAGTACAAGAGTGTGTATAACGAAGAGCATAATAGTTCAAACGAAGAGAATTCTACAGTTGTTTCCTCATACAATTCAGTTTACACTATTTCTGAAGACTACGCAAAGATGCTGGTTGAAAACGGTTATCTTGAAGAGGTTATGCAAAACACAAACAATGACAAGCAGTTTGTTAATATATTTGATGAGATTGAACATCTGCTTATTCAGTATAACACTGATCTGAACATTCTCTTAAACTCTGATGATGATACACCTCAGTGTTTGAAAGTCGAGAAAGAGACAGTTCTTCGCAATATGATTAAATTGCTCAAACACCTTAAGTCGTTGAAAAAGTAATATGGAAGAAGAGAAGATGATAGATCAGACTCAGCTGGCAGAGGATTTAAGCTCAAAGATAAAGTATGAGTTTAGACAGATGTTCTTGGTAAAGCCGCTTGAGCCTATTAAAGTTAAAAAGAAGATCTCCGAACCTGTGGCTAAGGACACTAAGCCAAAGAAGGATAAGGATGGGATCGAAGCAGTTGATTATGATGAAGTAAAGACAGAGATAAAGGAAGTTGATTCAGATTTCTCTAGAGCTGTTGTACTTAAGTTGCCATATGAGTATACACACCCATATAGCGATGAAAAGATACAGCAGATGCCTATCAAGGTTGGCGATATCGTTATATATAGATCATCTAGACTTGGTACTATGTATTTCGACTTGCTTAAGGACTCTCAACTTGTATCTCTTTACGATATTGTAGCAACAGAGACAGTAGAGAAGTGATGAATATAGATAAAGTTTGTAAATAGATCGGACAGAAATTAAATGAAGATCCAGAACTAGTAAAGCAAATAGTAATGCATTAGTTCTAGTTTGTAGTTGATGTTATGAAAGATCCAGATGACACTAGAGACGTGTTGTTAAACAAACTATTTAGATTCAAGCTTAAGAATAGATTTAAAGATAATAAGAATAAATCATTAAGTCCATATGAAGAAGATAATAAACATTGATCGTAAGCCGATTATGGTTGACACAGAGACGGCTTTTGTAACATCGATAGATAGATCTACAAGAGGAATTGATGACGTATATGTTATTCCAGAAGACGCTCATATCGAATGGAGATCAAGAATGTTCCCAGACAAAACAATTGAGGCAGATGTAAAGAAAGATGATATTCTTGTTACATTCTACGATAAGGATCTCGGTACAGATTTTGTAATAATCAAGTCTACCGATTGGTTAAACGCTCTTAATAATGCAGCAGACGCTGATCAGAAGAGAAAGGAAGAGTGGGCAGCTAAACAGAAAAGCTCAAATTCTGAAGCTCTTGATTGTGGAGATAATTGCGGACCATGTTAATATTTAAGTTATGAAGAAAGTTGTAAAAAAGACAGTTAAAGTAGTAAAGCCAAAGTATACAATTTCTATGATTGATGCAGCTAATGTAAGTGATGTTACAGCATACTTTATTGGCCAGAAGATTTTAAATGGCATGAAGCTCACTGATTCAGATATTAGTACAATCGTATCAATTGTTACAGACGTTGTACTTGAGGATCTTATGCCAGAGGATTGTACAGCAATTGTAAACGATAATGGCACATACAGAAAGTGTACTGCTATTAGAGTTAAGAACAAGGTTAAGAAGCCTTGGTACAAGAGAGTATGGAATTGGATTACTCGTACTAAGTAATCACCTTTAGAGTCTATTAGTCAAACGGTAAAGACAACCCGATATAAAGGGAATAGTTAGCAGGTTCGACTCCTGCATAGACTCCAATATTCTTCATTTTTTTAGATTTTTAAATTTAAATAGATTACACCGATTGTGAAATCTCGACCAGTTTGCTGGAATTAGTCGTTAAATATAGTAAACCAGCCGGTATTGCACCAGATGCCGTTATTTGTCTGGCGAAGACAAAGACACGAAGGAGGTCTAGCTTATTGGTGAAGCTAAAACCATTCCCTTCCTGGTAGGGGTAAGATATCATGTGAGTGGCATCCATGTGTGTACACTATAAATAAAAAGCTACCATGGTAAGCTGACACATGGACCCAATACTAGTATACGTCTAGTTAAAACGTAAGTGGCCGAGCTGATGGTACACTATAAACAAAAGGCCGAAATTAGCATGAATACTGGTTGTAAGTCCAGCTAAAACTTATAGGAGTCAAAGGAAACGGGCGAATACAATCGCTGAGAGGTTACGTCGTTTCTCAAATCTCTATAAACTGGGATATCCGGGTGAAAGAGAAGCTTTCTGCCCTAGCAGTCCTTTGAGTTGCAGGATCCAAATGGTGCCAATACTGGTTCTGCGTAACCCCAGCTAAAAGTTACGTATTTATCTCGTCATGGTGTAGTGGTAGCACCCCTGTGGTAAGGATCCTAAGCCCACAGAAGGCCGTAGTTCGATTCTATGTGACGAGCCAATAATTTATCGCGGAGTGGAGCAGTTGGTAGCTCGTTAGGCTCATAACCTAAAGGTCGGCGGTCCGAATCCGTCCTCCGCTACTCCTAGGAATTCGTACGTTGGAGCAGAGGCTAGCTCGTCCGCAACAGAGTGGGAGGTCGATGGTTCGAATCCATCACGTACAACACTGAGCTTCGATTGTGTGGTGTTCTACATATTTGGCCACCAGAAGCGAAATTGATATCAGAAAAATATGTCGGCTACAATGGTTTAAGTGTAGCAATGTAGTTTTAGGCAAGTAAAAAGCTCGGTAGCCTAAGGTGAGCTTCTACAATATTGCCCTATGGTGTAACGGCTAGCACAGAAGGCTCTAACCCTTTTAGTCTGGGTTCGAATCCTAGTGGGGTAACAATAACAAACAATATTATAAATACTATGGAGTTAAAATTTAAGAGACTTGAGGACGAAGCGGTCCTCCCTATTCGTGGCACAGAAGGTGCTGCAGGAATTGATTTGACATGCATTAAGATTGATACAGCTCTTAATGAAGCAAATCAGCTAATGTTGGTTTACCATACAGGATTGGCAGTTGAGATTCCTGCCGGATATGTTGGTTTACTTATACCACGCTCTAGTATTTGGAAGAAATCATTATGGCTTACTGATAATGTTGGAGTGATAGACGCTGATTACAGAGGAGAGATTATCGCTGTAATGAAAGCCACAACAGATGTGGTTCCTGCTATTTATAAGCAGGGTGAGCGATTCTGTCAGTTGGTCATTGTTCCGGTACCAGAGTTTACAATAACAGAAGTGTCTGAGCTTTCTGATACAAAACGAGGCGAGAATGGTTTTGGTTCAACTGGTACCGATAATAAGGAAGTTAGCGCAGCTGCGGGAACTGAGGCACAGGCTAGCGAACAGCCACAGTCCGTACCAGAGCAAGCGGCGGCACAAGATGGTGCTGAGGTAGGTGAGTGACAAGCTTGACGATCCTACATAAAGGGGATTACCGAAAGGTAGTTCCCTTTTACTGTTTATATATAAACAATATAGTATTAAATAATATGAATTTTAAGAAACAACCATTAAAAGGTGTAGAGATACATGGCGCTCCACAAGTTGGTACGCGTACAGTAAATATCTTAATGGGCGAACACGCAAACGAATTTGTCCGTGGTGATATTATGGATGCTAATGCAGTATTGTAGGCATTTGATGAGCTTAAGGGTAATGTTGATACAGATCATGATACTCTTGAAGAGCTTGTTAATGAAATCCATAAAAATGCTAATAATATTAGCAATAATAGCACATAGATACAAAAAGTTGATGCCGCATCAAAGGCTAGAGACGAAAAGGAGAAAAACGATAGAACTGAAGCCGATAACGCTCTCGGTCATAGAATTGACGAAGAGACAGCTGCTCGTAAGGCAGCAGATGCAGCAGAGTTATCTAGAGCAACATAGGAAGAGGCTAGACTTGATGCAGCAATTAAAGCTGAGGCTAATACTAGAAAGCTTAACGATGATACTATCACAAGTGCGTTAAATGCGGAAATTGCCCGTGCAAAAGCTGCTGAGAAAGATAACAGTAATTCAATCATAGCTGAGGCTGCTACAAGAAAGTCAGAAGATGATGCTATTAAGGGTCTTCTCCAGAACGAGGTTACTAGAGCTACCACTGCAGAAGCAACACTTCAGAGTAATATAGATAGAGAAGCTGAAGAAAGAAAGGCAAGCGATAGTACTATAACAACTAACCTTAACAACGAAATAGCGAGAGCAAAAGCTGCCGAAAGAGATAATAGTAACTCAATTGCAGCAGAAGCTTCTACAAGAAAATCTGAGGATGATGCTATTAAGAATTCGCTTCATAATGAGGTAACCAGAGCCACCACTGCAGAAACAACCCTTTAGGACAATATAAATAAAGAGGCTGCAGAAAGAAAGAATAGTGATAACACCATTACAACTAATCTGAATAATGAAATAGCAAGAGCTAAAGCTGCTGAAAAAGATAACAAAAACAGGATTGATGTACTTGATGGAGATTCTAACACAGAAGGATCTTATAGAAAAGCTATCAAAGATCTTATCAATGGTGCTCCAGAAGCATATGATACCCTTAAAGAAATTGCTGACAAGCTCGAAGAAAATGATGATCTTAATCAAGCGATTAATGGAGCTATTGCCACAAAAGCATCTAAGGAAGAGCTTAAAGTAGAGTCTGACAGAGCTAAAGGAGCAGAAGCTGATAATGCTGCTGCAATAACAGCAGAGAAGACTAGAGCTGAACAGGCAGAAAGTGATATTACTTCAAATCTAAACAAAGAGATAGATAGGGCTAAGAAGGCAGAACAAGCTAATACCACAGCTATTACAAGTGAGGTAACCAGAGCAACTGCTAAAGAGGAAGAGTTGTCTAATGCTATTACTACAGAATCAAATAGAGCAAAGGCTGCTGAAGCTGATAATGCAACTGCAATAACAACTGAAAAAAATAGAGCTACATAGGCTGAGGCTGATATCACCTCAAACCTTAATAAAGAAATAGACAGAGCAAAGAAAGCAGAATAGGCTAATACTACGGCTATTGCCAATGAGACAACAAGAGCTACTGCTAAGGAGGAAGAGCTGTCTAATTCTATCGCTGCTGAAGCTAGTACTGCTAGAGCTGCAGAAAAGGCAAACACAGATAAGATTAATACAGAAATTCAGGATAGAAAGAACGCTGATACAACTCTGAATAACGCAATTAATCAAGAGGTAACAGATAGAACTACTGCCATCTCTAATGCTACAACAACTCTGAATAACAGTATTAATTAGGTTAGTACAAATCTTACAAACCTTACAACTACCGTAAACAACATTAGCACAACTGTATCAAATATTACAGCAATTACTACAGATTATATTAACGAATTAAGCTAATAAGATATGGGAGAGAATATTGAAGTAAAAGACGTACAGAAAACCGAGTATCTTGACAAGAATGGTCTTGATATGTTGTGGGCAAAGGTTAAGGAAAATACACACAATTAGGTTGAAATAGAAAGAAATAGAGCCGTAGCTAAAGAGAATAGTATTACTAATAGTCTTAGTGAGTTTGTAAGCAAAACTACTACTGATGTACAATACATTAATTCTACATTAGGTATCCTTGGTGGAAATATGATAAGTGTGATCGATTATACAGCAGATGGAGACCCTGTAAGTTTAGAATTAGCCTCTACTGGGTTAGAATTCAATGGTAGTGATATTTCTACTATAGAATTAAATAGTAGTAGTGTAAATTCTAATAATGGAAGCATGATTACAATAGAAGCTCATAACGAAAATCCGCGGATTGCGTTGCAGAGCAATGTAGGTAGCGACTATGCCTTTTAGGACAATCTAACAATAACCAATAAAGGTATTTCTAACACAGATAATAACGCTAATCATGTTTATGCTACAGATGGCTCTATAGCTGATTTGACACAGTATGCTCTTAGCTCAACTCTTGCAGCACTTGAGTAGAAGGTTACCGCTAATACTACTACTATTGAAGGAAAGTAGGACGCTGGCAGTTATATTCCTTTCGATGAGTCTGATGAATCAAATTACAAAATTAACAGACCATTAAAATACGAAGGTTATCTTGGCAAATTCTCATTTTTGGGGAATAAGGTATTTAGTATATCGAGGACAAATAGAGATTTTAGTCTAACAGACAGTGGTATTAATTACGATATTGGCAGAATGGGTATATTGCTTAGTACTTAGGGTTTTTTTGTTACGGAAGATGGTAATTTCGATATCAATATTAACTCGCAATCTATTTAGCTTGGAAAAACTGCCAACCCAAATGTTAAGATAAATGCTAATGGTATATCTTTACCTAATGGAGATAATAATCATGTGTTGACATCTCATGGGTCTACTATTGATATAACTCAATATGTATTGAAGTCTGTATACGACGAAAAGATTGTAGCACTTGAAGCTCGTATTGCGGCACTTGAAGCTGCTGCATAAGGCTATGTCTTAATGAAAGCATGACGGGGTTCACTGCCCCGCCTAGCACAACAGATTCTACCACGCCTCCTTCCAAATGCGTACCAGGGTAGAACTTTTATCATTCCTAGGTGGAATATACTAGGACGCGCGTAGTAATACGCTTATATTTAACGGGACTAGGATTAATCCAGTCCTAGTTCCATATTGTTTTACTTTTAAAACTTAAAGACTATGGATACAATCGAGAAAGTTTATTGTACAGGACACGACAATAACGACGCTTTAGTATCCGCTTTGGCTTCTAAGAATAACTGTGATCCAATGGCTATGGCAGCCATGATGAATCAGAATGATTATATGAATAACCCATTTGCCTACCTTATCTGGATGATCTTCGCTATGCGTATGTGGAACAACCAGGATGGTAATAACCAGGGAAATGCAATTCAGAGTCAGCTCGACGCAATGCGTTCACAGATCGCTGACAATCAGAATAGTTCATTGGTAATGGATGCCATAAGAGGAAACGGTAATGCAATTACCCAGTTAGCCTCTAATCTGAATTGTGATTTCAACGCATTGAATAATGCTATTTGCTGCGTTAAATCCGGAATTCAGGAAGTAGCAGGTAATGTAAACTTCTCTGCAGAACGCGTTATTAACGCTATTAATCTCGGAGATGCTAACCTTACATCTGCATTGCAGAACTGCTGCTGCCAGACGCAATAGAACATTATCAAGATGGGCTACGAGAATCAACTTGGGCAGAAGGACATCATTAACCAGATGCAGACAGGTTTCAGCTATACAAACGCAGGTTTGGAAAGAGCTGCAAGTAACCTTGGTTTCCAGATGAGTTAGATGGCTTGCGATCTTAAGACGAACGCAAATGCTAATACTCAGAGAATTGTAGATGTATTGAATAATCATTGGCAGTCAGATTTGCAGTAGAGATACAATGATGCACGCCTTGAATTATCACAGTAGAAACAGAATGCTACTCTTATAGCAGCACTCAAGACTACTCCAACAGCTGCAGCTTAATTAAGTTTTAAATTATGTGTAAGGGCTCCTTCGGGAGCCCTTACATATTAAATATGACATAATATGGCATTTAAAGACGTAAAACAAAATTATTCAATTTACATATTGAATAAATAGGATATATCTATTACCGACGGTAAGGTTATATCAGTTGGTTTTCCGCATATGGATTTAAATAATAAACCAACTATTGGTTAGTCGTAGATGGTTATAGATGTAACTATAGAATCTAATGGCAAGACCGCAACATATACAATTCCTGAAAATCTTTCTGTTACATACGCTGGAGATATTGTACTCTCTACTGATAAGTAGGGTCTTATAGCAGAAGTTGAATCTATGAAGAATACTGCTGAAAAGATTCTTGAGTCTGCTCCAAAATAGAAAGAGGTTGTTGAAAAGGCAACATCTTTACTGTCTGATCTTAATCCGATATATAAGGAGAAGAAGGAGACCGAGCAGAGATTTGCTAAGATAGAGGAAACTATTAACAGAATGGAATCAACTGTAACTAACTTTATTAATTCGTTTCACAATGGACAAGGTAATAGTAATACGGCACAGTGATGAAGAATTGCCAAATACAAAGTATACTGCTAATGTGAAAAAGAACGAAGATGGCAGCTATACAGCTAGTTTAGATATCTAGAAGTAGAGCGATTATAAAGACTATGTAAATAAGAATGGATTACATTTTACAAAGTCATTACAAGAATATGCTAGCAAATAGATGGTTAATTCAAATGGATTAGAACATACATGGACTCCAGAACGGGTCCAAAATGTATGCAATATTCTCAATCTAAAGATACCAAATACATCAACAATATATGATGTTACATATACAGCAAACATGGCATACGCTGATTTCTATCCAGAGCTTCTTACTGAACATTAGTGTGTTAAGTATGCAATGGCAGTGGCAAACGACGAAGACGGATATGAAGGAATATAGTTTTGTAGATGGATTGCCGATGTGATGGCAAAGAAGGAAAATATAGATTGGGAGAAATTTAAGTAATCTTTAACTGTGGCGTTTTAGACGTGGTCTTCAATGACACCACAGTACAATAATTGTTAACAATTTAAACGAATTAATATGATTGATTTTTGTGTTGAACCAGAAAAACACTACCATAGAGATCCAATTGGAGAACTGGACCTAAAGGTAGATCAGTGTTATTCATCAATCTATTCTAGGTTATGTAAACATATCAATGATACCGTTGTTCATATAACATAGGAAGAGAGAGACGAATGGAATAATAAAGCTAGCAAAGAAGCTTTAAAAGACATCTATGATCAGCTAAATGAAATAACCGGAGACGGAAGCGGCTCTATTAAATAGGAAATACTAATTGACGTAACAAAGTAGATAGCTGAAGCTATAGCTGATTTGAACCTTGGAGATTATGCTAAAAAGAAATATGTAGATGACGCTATCAAAAGTATCAAACTTGACGAATATATTACAAGGGATTATGCTGATTCTACATATTTGAAAATAGTTGATTATACAAAATTTGACGCCGATAGTTATTATACTAAAGCAGAGATAAATAATATGCTTAAAAATTCTGACATAGCAAAAGATTATTCTATATCGGAATTTACAATAAAAGATAATAAGCTTATTCTTGTGTAGAATAATGGCGGCAATTTCGAAGTCGCTTTATCAGGTAGCGGATCTGGTAATGGTGTTGACATCAACTATGTTTAGGACTAGCTTAAGAATTATATAAAAAGAGGCACATTATCAAGATTGGTTATAAACGACAAAGCCTTCTCAATCGAAAGTGGTTCAGATATAGTGATTCCTGTTGGAGGAAGTGGATCAGATGTAGATCCTACCAAGTATGGGTACTACAAGTCTTATTTTAAAGAGACTTCTAATAAGGTTACATCTGTAACTAAGCCTGCCAATAATAGACCACCAGAGGATGGTTCTGGTTGGCTGGAGAACACCCCTAATTACAGAGAAGATTACCTCGTATGGATGACATAGGTATTCATAAACGGTAATGGATAGTATGGCGAATATACAAATCCAATATGTCTTACTGGAAATGGAACAGCAGGAGAAGATGGTAGTGGTATTAATTTCATATACAAGACATTCATTAACGGAGAATAGGTATCTAGTCCTGGGGTTGTAACCGTAGAAAATGGAGTTCCAGTTGTACCGGAAGGATGGACCGACCATCCAAAAGGAGTTACTAAAGATGTTCCTTACGAATATTGTTCTGTAGCCATAAATACTAAAGGGCAGTGGAGCCCCCAGTGGAGTCAGCCATCTGTGTGGTCACACTTTGGATAGAACGGTATGGATGGAGATGGAGTAGAATACATATACTACGCTTCATTAATTGCTCCAACACATGATCTCCCAGAAACATGGACTAACGACGAAGGCTTTTAGAATAATGAATACATCAGGGAAGGTTCTAAATGGACCGATAACCCAAATGATTTAGAGAATCTTGGTCCAGGTTATAAACAGTGGGTTTGCGTAAGAAAGAAATATGCCGATGCTGGGAGCAAAGATGTTTATTGGCACGCTTATTCTAGCCCTGCATTGTGGGGTTATTATTCAAAAGATGGTATAGCAAGTGCTCTTATCATGGACGTTGTCGGAGAGAACAAATATCTTTATTTGACATAGGAGAATAAGAATAAGAGATTTGAATCATCATCTATGGCATATATGTACAATGATGGTAATCCAATTGATTTCACATTGTCAATAGGCTCTTTTACTGATTCTGCTGGAAATGATTATAGCTCAAACAAAGATCAGTATTTCACAATAAATGGCAATTAGGTTAATATAAATATACCTGAAGGCTCTTTATCTTTTGAAAACGATGCATACTACAAGATAGTTCTTATTGGCACTCCAACATCTACATCTGTGTCATCATAGGTTAGATAGGCTGAAATTTAGTTATTTGGTCTTGTAAGAGGAGCTGACGGTAAACCTGGAGAGGATGGTAAACCTGGAGAGGATGGTAAACCTGGAGAGGATGGTAAACCTGGAGAGAATGGTAAACCTGGAGAGAATGCTGTATCGTACGATATTAAGACATCTGCTTCGGCTATAAACCTCCAAGATGGAACAATGTACCCAAATCTCATTAGTGTATACGTTGCAAAAAGTGATGGTTCACAGATTACAAATATCACTCCATCAAATAGTTCTGATTGGTAGTTCTCATATAGTATAAATGATGGAGATTCATGGAATACTATATCATCAGATTAGATTCAGACAGAAGGTGATAACGGAATGTTATTCAAAGCTACAAATGGAACAATAACATTAAGCGAATATGTTCCAATAGTTAAGTCTGGTATAAATGGACTTAATGGAGTAACTTATTCTTTATAGCTTTCAAACATATCATTATCATATGCACCAGTTGATTAGAGTTACAACTTACAGATGAGCTGTAACGTTAATTTGTACAGAAATGAAAGCAGCATAGGCGATAAGGACGCCAATGTAAAGATATAGCTAAATTCAAACGATAAAACAGACTTGCAGTATAGTTCGGATCATTGGGCGGCAGCTATAAATACAACAGTACAATCTAAGTCTAGTGTTATTACCATATATGCTTATAATAAAAATGGAGCATATCTCACATCTATGGCTATCCCTGTATCAGCATCTGGAGAGAAAGGTGACAAGGGTGATAAAGGCGAGAAGGGAGATACTGGAGAAGGATCTGTTGGACAGACATTTAAAGGATCACCTTTAAGAATTGCCGGTGCATGGTAGAGCGGTAAAAAGTACTACGATGGAAAGAGAGATGCAGAAAATGGTATATTCTATCAAGATGTTGTACTTTATGAAAACATGTATTACGTTTGCGTAAATACAGATACTGGAGAAAAAGACAAGTGGATAAAAACTCCTGATGTTGCTACATATTGGTCAGCATTCTCATTGTCTCCTAATGTTGTAGCTGATCTTGTTATTGCCAACAAGGCGTTTATAAAAGAGCTTTCATCTAACGAGCTTGTAATATTTGATAACCAAAAAATTGTAGCTGGTATGACGTCTAGTAAAGCTGTAGACGAATCATCACCATTAAATGAAAAGGTTACAAATAAGGGTAATGTTCGAATATGGGCTGGAGAAATGCAGGAGACTGGCAATCTTGCAAGTGCATATACAACAATATCAGACAAAGGTACAATTTTATTATAGAATATCGAAAAGGGGAAAAGTATTTATCTAAATCCTAAGGATTGTAGTTTTAAAATATCTGGACCTACAACTATAAAAGACGGAACAGATTTGCCTGATGGTGAACATAGGACAGATTTAGTTAATTTCGATTATAATGTAGACGCAGATGGATTATGTTCTTATATTAAATTAAAACTTTAGTCCAATGGTGCTATAACATTAAATCCACTAACAGGATAGAATGACGCAGGAGTTAATGTGTATAGTTTAAATGAAACTAGTAAAAATCATTCTAGTTTAATGAGTGACAGAATAATGCTTTTCGACGACGAAGGCAGACGTGTAACTAATATTACTTCTTTCAGTATTCCTGTAGACACTGATTTTGCAACCATAACAAATGGATATAATAATAAAGGGCTGCACATGAGAAGAACTGCAGATGACAAAATTATATTTATAATAGATAATTTGCCGAACACTGATCCAGGTATAGATGGCGCTTTATATGCAGATTAGTTCGGAAATTTAAAAATATCAGTAAATAATACTGTTGTGTGAACTTTTAAATAATTATGAAAATAATTAGATAGAACATACTTCCTCCAAAAAGATTTCTAGCTATTAATTTATTTGGGTATCTATTCTGTAAACCAAATACAAAGATATCTGATATTACAATTAATCATGAACAAATACATACAGAGCAGATGAAAGAAATGCTGTATATTCCATTTTATTTGTAGTATGTAATAGAGTGGTTAATTAAATTGTTTTGTAAAGGAAATGCATACAGAAACATTTCGTTTGAGAGAGAAGCTTACGATAACTAGTATAATCTAGATTACATAAAAACAAGAAAACATTATAGTTGGCTTAAAAGACTATTTAAGTAATGTTTGACATCATATAGAATAAAATACAATTAAGTACAGAGGATTTAGCTATACCACCATTTAAAGACTTCTATAACAATGCTAAAGATAAACAAGATGCATTAAAGAAGATTGAATTCATAGTGTGGAGATACAAATGGAATAGCCCATATGAGGCTTATCCTGAGAAAGAACGCACATATAGAGTAGCTAAAGATGTACTTAATGATGAGAATTATAAACCTGATGACGTTATAAAAGAATTAGCAAAAAGGTTCCAGGAGTTCCAAGAGACTCCTGCTACCCGCTTGCTTAAATCTTCTAAGAGCGCAGCAGAGGGCATTATGAACACGATGGATAGCTATGCTGAAGAAGAACTTGATATAGATACAGCTAAGAAGCTTTCAGCAATATTGAAAGATGTTAGCGGTATTATTAAGTCATTAGACATGGCTACGAAGTAGGCAAAGGCAGAACAAGCAGAAACCGGTAGAGTCAAGGGTGGTGGCGTTATTGGTATGTACGAATAATTATGATAGACTTTAATTAGAAGCTCCATGATACTGATAAGTTCAGATAGGCAGCTATCTTTTTTCAACAACATGGATGCTACACCTTAGCTCCTAGAGGTACTACTGATTATAACAAATATTGGGAGCAAGAGACAGATAGGTGTATTAATGGTTACACCGCTCCAGATGGAGAAGGTATAACCGGATATAATTACTTCTATCTAAATTATAGTCCAATCATGCGACTTAAGGAAGAAGAGTATACCGACAGAGAGGGTAACCTCAGAAAGAGAAGACAACGTATACTTGAGTTTCCTAGTTTTTGGGACTATGATTACTATTATTTTTGCGCTATAGAACAAGCAGAGCTTGAAGGTAAACATATGGCTGTACTTAAATGTAGACAGAGAGGATATTCATTTAAGGGTGGATCTATGCTAGTTAGAAACTATATGCTTATACCAGGTTCAAAGAACTTTGCTATAGCGTCAGAGTAGAAATTCCTTATAGGTGATGGTTTGTTAACTAAAGCCTGGTAGATAATGGACTTCCTTGATAAACATACAGCATGGGCTAAGCAAAGGCTTGTGTCTACACGTATGGAGAGAACATCAGGTTACAAGATTACCGATGAATTTGGTAAACAGACTGAACAAGGATACTTGTCTAGTATAACTGGTATAACTCTTAAGAATGACCCAGAGCGTGTGCGTGGTACTCGTGCTAAACTTGTACTATGGGAGGAGGGAGGTAAGTTCCCTAGCCTTCTTGACGCATGGCGTATAGAATAGCCTTCAGTAGAAACCGATGATGGTAAAGCATTCGGATTAATGATAGCATTTGGTACAGGTGGTACAGAAGGTGCTAGCTTCGAAGGATTGAAAGAGTTGTTCTACAAACCTAAGTCTTACAATGTTCTTAGCTTCCCTAATATATGGGACGATGGCAGAGAGAATACAGAATGCGCGTTCTTTGTACCAGCTTATTCAAACCTAGAATCATTCGATGATGATGGTAACTAGGTTTATATGGATAAAGATGGCAATAGCTATAAAGAGAAAGCTATAGAGAATCTTATAGACTAGAGAAACAAAGTAAAAGATGGTGGTGCTAGTTAGCAATCTATAGACCGTTTTATATCAGAGCGACCTATAAAGCCAGCAGAGGCTGTATTGGAGCTCGGTAAGAACATATTCCCTAGAAAGCTATTGATGGACCAGTTAACCAGAATAAGGACCAACAAGAAGCTTCAAAGTATGAAGCATATAGTTGATCTAGAATGGGATGGAAATGGCCAGGTAAAGGCTACAGAAAAGCCTAGTGGGGATATAACTAACTACCCTCTTAAGAAAGGTGATAAGCCTCATGGTTCTGTAGTTATATGGGAGTATCCAGTAAAAGATCCTCCTCTTGGACTATATATAGGAGGATGTTTAACCCCAGGAGAAAAAGTTATTACGTAGAGAGGTCTTGTGAATGTCGAAGATGTAACACTTGACGATAAGCTACTTAATAAAGAAAATAAATTTGTAGAAATAAAAAATTTACAAAGATACAACAAAGTAAATGAACCTATATTTGAGATAAAACCATATGGATCATTTAGAACAACAAAATTTACAGGTGAACATCCTATATGGATCAATGATAATGGGTTCGTAAAAGCCAAAGATGTAACTAAAGGATAGTGGCTAGAGATACCAAATAGATTTATAACTCATAAAATGGGTGAGCTTGATGACACAACATTAAAGCTGTATTATTTTTACGGCCTTTGGGTTGGTGATGGTTTTTGTACAAAGAATGGCAATTCTTACGATATCTATATGTCTATAGGTAAAGACGAAAAAGAACTTGCTGAGTTTTATGATAAAATTGTATACGAATTATTTGATAGAAAATGTGTGCATATTCATAAAAACACAGAATAGTCAAGAAGGTTTACTAATAAAAGCTTATTCTTGAAACTTAAATCTATGTTTGGTAGTTCTGCTTATAATAAAAGAATACCAGACGAAATTAAATCTTTACCATATAATCATAGAAGGGCATTTTTGTAGGGCTATTTAGATTCTGATGGCTCGGTGTTCAATACACCAAAAGGAATAAGGACGAATTTTACAAGTGTAAATCTTAGACTTCTTGAAGACATACAAGACATGCTATTTGGTATGCAAATTACAAATAGTATAGTTATACACTAGAAAGAATGCACGAATAAACAAGGGTTTCATTCATTGCAATCTTACAGAATAAATATATCAAAATCAGATCAAAAAGAACTGTATTACGGCGCAGTATTTAATAGTAGAAAAATATAGCTTTTAAGACATGCGTTTGGATATACAAAATCAAAGATGCCAATAAAGTTTGTTGGTGATAAGATTTTGATAAAAATTGAAAATATAAAGCAATCGTCGTATACCGGAATTGTGTACAACTTCGAATGTGAAACACATACATTTATGTGTAGAAACATTCTTACGCACAATTGCGACCCGTTAAATATCAGCGGGGTACAATCGAGCAAAAACGGTGAAAGTCTAGAACAGAAAACACCGTGCTAATCTTATAG